GCTCGTCGGACCCCCGAGGCCCGGACGCCGGGAAGAGGGACCCATTGACCAGGGCAGGCAAGGCCCGGCCCGCCACGCCGCGCGACGGCCGGCAGGCTACCAGGGCATAGGACAGGCTTAAATCGTTCAATGGCGGGCCGATTTGACCCCTTGCCGGGCATGCGGACATGCTAGGGACATCCCGACATGCAGCCATGCGGGCATGCAGCCATGCAGGGCAGGGCAGGGACCAGGGCAGGAAGGGGCAGGACAGGCCCGCCATGCGGCGACCAGGGCGCACCCGGTATGCAGGGCAGGCCGCACCAGGGCGCACCCGCTACGGGCCTCTGTGCGGGCAGGCGTCCAGGCCGGCGGGCGCGGCGCTCGCGTATGCGTACACGTACACGAGGCGGCAGGCCAAAAGAAAAACCCGGCACGGCGGCCGGGTCATGAGGTGAAGCGGGGAAGGGTCGATCTAGTATCGCTTTTTGAAGCGGGCCTGTTGCTCTTGGTATGCGTGGAACTCGGCGCGCGCTTCCGCAGTGGGGCGCACTGCCCAAGCCACGATCCCGGCAATGATGCAGGTTGTCAGCGCTGCATCTTTGTCGCCGATCCCGCATTGCACCAGGGCGACGCACCCGCCAACGAATGCGGCCAGCAGTTCAGCCACCATGCGCAGGACAGTACCGGCAATCATGCGTGCCCCCTACCGAACACGAACGCGCGGCGCGGCGCTGCTGCTGGCGCACTGGCCGGCGTGCTGCTGGTCGTGGTGATGCCGCGCGACAGGTAGACATAAAACGCGGCGGCCAGCGTGAGGCGGCAGGAAATGCCCTTACGCCATGAAACGGCTTTTGCCATGTCTTCCAGGCGCGCGCGCTGGTCGCGGGTCAGTTCCTCATGCGACAGGCCGAAGCGCACGCCGTGCGCCGTGGTCAGGTGCGCGCGCATAGCGATGCGTCGCGGTTCGCCGGTAATCGTGCGGAAGTGTTTGAAGTCGGTTTTGCACATGGTCGTTAGTTCCCTTCGTTCGATTCCAGGCCGGCGCACGCGCGGGCCGATTCGGTCATGTTGTATTCGTCCAGGTCGAAAGAGCCGGCCAGCTTTGCCGCCGTCGTGAGTTCGTCGCCGATCTTGCCCAAGCCACGATCCCAAAAGCCTGCGCCGTGTCCGTTGCGGGTCAACCAAAAGTCATGACCAGCGCGCGCGGCCGGCGCGTGTTCGTCGCCCATCTTCGACAGGTAGACATCATAGGCCCGGCGCAGCAATGCCCGGTTCGTGTGCTGGAAGTCGCGGCAGTCCGAAACCATGCTGGCGCGCGTGTCGGCGTCCAGGTCGTCACGGTCGAAGTATTCATCCAATGCCGTGCCGTTGCTTGCGGTCGTGGACCACAGCGCCGCATCAATGTATGCGGTTGCGAACGCGTCCAACTTGGCATGAGGTGCGTACACGTCGCACCCGGCGAAAGCGGAAACGCGGGCCGGCAGGTGCGAGCGGTCGAAGGCCCAATCCACCGCATGCGAGTGCGACACGAAAACGGTTTTGCCGATGTAGCCGTTACCGTAATAAACCGTCACATTGCCGCCGCCGTCCAGGATTGCGGGCGCGGCCTGCATGCCGCATGCGGGCATGTTCGCCGGCAGTACGGCAATGCGACGCACGCCGCCATACGATCCAGCGCCGCGCAGGATTGCGCGCAGGTTGTGAGACTGTGCAACGGCTTTGCCGTCATTGTTGTAAATGGTCGAAGTCATGATTGCCCCTAAATCGTTTATACCGTTTATTCAATATCGCTGTATTCGTCGTCGCGGCGTGCGCGCAAGGTGCGCAGCGTATCGACGGCGGCGGCCAGTTCACGGCGTGCGCGTGCATGGTGGCGCATGGGGAAGAGTTCGCGCACGTCCGTTTCACGCTGCGCTATTTCGTCGTCCAGGTCGTGCGCGGCCTGATAGCGTTCGCTGTACTCTTTCTCATCTTCGGCAATGCGGCGTGCTTCGTCGTCCGCTTCCTGCGCGGCCTCTTCGATGCTATCGAACACGCGGGCAAGGTACACGCGTTCGCCGTTTTCGCTGCTGTAGTAACCCGCCATCCAACGATCATGCGGCAGGCGCGCCACGATCCCGCAGACAGTCGCCGAGCAATCCGCATCCGCATACCATCCGCTATGCCGGATGTTCAGTTCGCGCACGTCGTGGATTTTCTCTTCGTTGCGGAAACGCGGGCCGGCGAACGTTGACCAGATCGGGCGGCGCTTTTCCGTGTTGCCGATGTATTCGACGTTGTACCCTTCGCACAAGTCGAGCGTGCGAGTGTTGAACCCGAATTCACGAGCCGCGCGCCAGTCCGCAAAGCGCTTGGACGGCGGCAAATTCACGTCGGGCGCATTGGAGTGCGCAGCGATGCCGCGCAAGATGGTCAGGCGGGCCAGCGCGCCGCCGCGTGCGTTCAGGTTCAGATAAGCGGAAGTCATGTTTTTTGCTCCTATCGGTAGGATTGTTTTAAACGGTATAAACGGTTTTACAGATCGCGTTTGCGCTGCACTTCGGTATGGTCGTATTCAATGCCGCACGTCTCGCGGAAATAGATAGTCGGGTGCCCGTTGTCGTGCGCCGGGAACAGGTCAGGCCGTTGAGCGTGCATTGCGTCGCGCATCGCATACGACCATGCGTCACTGCCCCACGTCGTACCGGACACGCCCACCAGCTTTTTACCGCTCGACACTTCGACCAGTTCGCCGACGAATTCGCCGCCGTTCTTCCCGTACCATGTGCGCGCCGTGATGCGGTATTTAGGCCCGAGTGATGCAGCGTAAGCGGCGGCCACTTCGCGCGGCACTTCGACGAACGCATACGAACCATCGGGCAAAGCGCCGCCAATCATCGGCCCGTAATAGTCGCGGTTGTCCCATCCGAATTTCTTTGCCAGCGCAGCAGCGGCGGCGGCGTGCCGTTCTTCCGGCGTGCTGCCGGCTTCGTCATAGCCGATGGTGACGCTACCGGCTTGCGCCGTGGCTTTGATGCGAGCGCCGCGCGAATTCGTCGCCGGGAAAACTTGGGTGCGGATCGCTTGACGCATGAATTTCTGTTCGATGGCTTGCGGCGCTTTTGCTTTGGTCATGGTGATTTGCTCCTATTCATGAGGATTGTTTTAAACGGTATAAACGATTAGCGGGCGGCCGGCATGAGTGCGATGCAGGCCGGGCAGGTAACGGCGGCGGCATCCTTCGTGCACTTCGCATGAAACGAACCATTGCCGCAAATCGGCGTGGTGCGGTCGTCCAGGATCGACGGATGCACGCCACGGCGGCGCGCCAGTTCGTCACGCGTCAGGCCGTAATGCGTCGCACCTTCGACCGGCGCGCCGTACAGGCGGTAATGCGAACTGCCGTTGTACGTTTTGAGATGTTCGGCCGGCGTGGTGTATGCGAACTTTTCGCCGCCAACTGCCCACGATGGCGCGCCGGCCGTGATGTATGCGCGGGCCTGTTCTTCCGTGACGCCGGTTTGCTCTTTTGCGATGCCCCAGCCCGTACCGATGCGGCGGCCACCTTCGGAAGTCAGCGCGCGATAGTTGCCGCTGAAGTCAACAGAGAAATTCCAGTGTCCACCGAACGAAACAACCCGGTTGCCGTCCGTGTAGAAACCATAGTCACCACTGCCGGCGATGTAGACCTGATAGCCGTACGAATGCAGGGCGGCGGCGAGTTCTGCGATTAACTGTTTTTTCATGATGATTCGATCCTTAGAAAGATTGGATGAGGTTGACCAGGGCGACGCCGGCCACAGTCAGCGCCGCACCGATGAACGGCACGGCGAGAACGTCAGCGATACGGAAAATAACGGCGTCAGACATGGCAACCCCTTGTCACTGCCGCGCACCATTGCGCGACAGAGATTGCATTTTAAGTGACAAGGTTTTTCCCTGTCAACTCGTTTGCATGAGGTTGTGTCTCAACCGATCCAGAACGCGCGGCGCGGCTGTCCGTATTCTTCGCGTTCCATCGTGCCCGACTTCCAGCGCGTGCGCCGTTCGCCGACGTGTTCAACGATGCGCAGCACGCACCCGCGCGCCGCCAGCGATGCCCGGAACGCGTCAGTAACGAACCGTTCAGCGCCGCCGCGCGAGACTTGGACAGGCCCGGAAAACCCGCCCGGTATGTACTGTTCGCCGCCAGCTAACGGCGCATCCATGCGGACATGCAGATAGAACGAAGAGTTAGCCGGCGCGCGACGGATCAGCGCCGCCGCCTCTTCCGCGTTCTTCGTCTCGTGTTCGATGCGCTGGCCGCTCATGCTTGCACCTCTTCGGCGTCGCACGGCTCGACATTCAGCGCACCGCACGCGGGGCAGTCGTCGCGGGCCGCTTCGGAATATGCGCCGGTCCATTCATGCTCACACATCGGACATTGGTACACGCTGCGCACCTCTGGCGCGTTCTGGCGGCAGTCGTCGCACATGGTTTGCCCTGCATGCAGGCAAGCGCCGCAACCGGGGCAGGGATCGCCGATAACGCACGATGCGCACAAAGCCGGGTCAACGTGCACCACGTCGGGCGGCGGCGGCAATGCTTCGACGTGTTCAACCTCTTCCAGCACGACGGCCGGAACGGTCGACAGGCGACGGGCGCGCAGCGATGCGGCCACGCGTTCCAGCACGGACGCGTTAGGCTCTTGCGGCAGTTCCAGCACAGAGGCGACATGCAGCGGCGCGGCCGGCTTCGACAGGTCCACGCGCGGCGCGACCAGGGCGGCGGCATTGTCGGCGCGTTCCTGTTCGGCGACCAGGGCGCGCGCGTTCGCTTCGTCGCGCAGGTTTTGCAGGAACCCGGACCAGTGCAGGAACAGGCGCGTTTCGCTGGTCTGCTGAACCGCCAGCGTATGCGAACGCGGGCCGCACCACATGACGTAACGCGCGCCGGCCGCCGTGCCGTCACCCGTAACAGTCAGGGCCGCGCCGATCTCTGCGCCCGGCAACATTGCGACCAGGGCGGCCACGTTTGCGCGGGCAATGTTCGCGAGATCGCGAGCGGCAAAGCGCACGCCGTCCGATTCCGTGATGCTTTCGCCGGCTAAGATGTCGTCACACTCTTCCGGGCACGGAATGCGCCGGTTGTTCAGTTGCGCCGGCAGGGACATAACGAAACGGCCGTCCACGCTGTAACCGATGTGCTTACCCTTGCCGTACGATGCGACGGCGCGCACGCCGGCAAACTGCGCTTTGTGGTCCGCATACGTGCCGCTAACCTCTTCGGCATCCATGCGCATTTGATAGATTGCATCTTCCATTGCGTGCACCTGTTTGTCGTAGCTGGTAGGGTCCAGGGCGACCCATTCATAGAATTCCGCTTTGGTGAAGTCGCGACCCTCACGGCCGATCATGTCCAGCATTTCGGCATGCTTCGCGCGCTGGAAAACCTTGTGCATCTGGTCCGGTGTGATGGTCATTGCGGCCACTTCGGTGCAATGCCAATAGAACGCGTCCGCTTCAATGTCGGCGACTTCGGACGGCGTGTACACGCTATCGAACATGCCGGCGACATGGTGACGTGCGGCCAGAATCCAGACACGGCGCGAGCGGTTGTAAGTGAAGGTCAGGCCGTGGTCCGCTGCGATTTTCTTAGCCGTGTCCGTGTTGTTCAAAGTGCGTTTCATGTGTTGCCCCTTTTCGGTTGTTTGATTGCCGGGCGCAATTTGCCCGACTGACTGCAATTCTAATGACAAGGTTTTTCCCTGTCAAACGGTTTGCATCATGCCGGGCTAACGACACGTTGCGCCCTTGTCACATCGTTTGCAGGTGCGCCGACTTCCCGACAGGGTGCGACCGTGCCGCGCCGCTTACCAGGGCGACCAGGGCGCGCCGACTTCCCGACAGGGTGCGACCGTGCCGCGACGCCGGCAGGCGGTCCACCAGGGCGACCAGGGCCACGCCGGCAGGCCGGCCACCGGCAAACCGAACGCGCCGCCGCTATTCCGCACCATGCACCGAATAAATGCCCCGTCGATCGGCAACCAGGTCTAAATTTTCCACGGTCCACCAGGAAGGCCCGCCAAATTTCCTGCGTTTTCGGGAAAATCCGTCGACCGGGCCAGCGCCAGCGCCCAAAAGGTCGCACCCATTTCATCGGAACGCGACGCGACGCAGGCCAGGATTAGCACTCGTCCCGCCTTACTTGAAAGGTCCATCCGGTTCCAAAATTTTGATTTCGTTTTTCCGATTTTGCCCTGGCGCTTACTTGGGAAGTCCAGCCGGTTCCGGTGCGCGGCGGCGCGTTACGCATTTTGTTGTTGACAGGGTTTTACCTTGTCATCCATAATCGGCCGGACTCTTCAATGAATAGGACCACGACCATGAACGACAAGCGCCGCAAAGAGATCAAGTCGATCCGGGATAAACTCGGTGAACTGCTGTCCCGCCTTGAAACCCTGCGGGACGACGAACAGGCCGCGTTCGATGCGATTCCTGAGAACCTGGCAGGCTCGCAGCGGTACGAGGCAGCAGAGGAAGCGACGACCAACCTGGACGACGCATGCGACAACCTGGAAACCGTGCTCGAACACCTGGACGAAGCGGTCAAGTAAATCACTCAACAAGGAAATACCATGTCAAAGAATCAGCAGTCAGTTTTGCAGGCCGCACTCGTCGGCTCGATGGCACCGGAAGGCGATGTCGCGGTTCCCGCGCGTGCGCGCTCGGCCAGCTTCGCGTCGATGGTGGCGGACCTGAACGTCGGCGACCAGCCGGCCGCGCGTGTCCAGCAGATCGACCCGTCCACGCCCATCGGCGACGCCATCGCCAGCGTGTCGGAGATGTCGGAGAAGCTGCGCAACAGCGTGCAGTCGTCGGTGTCCCAGGCGAAGCGCCGCCTGCCCGGTAGCGACTACAGCATCGAGATCACCGACATCAAAACCAAGTCCGGCATGTACCTGCTGGCGCTCGTCCACCGCACCGCATAAGGGGAACATCATGCGTATCCGCCGCATCACCGTCATCGTAGTGACCATGCTCGTCACGTTGGCCCTCTTTCTGGCGTTCGACGCCTGGTGGCGTGCCGGCGAAACGAACTACTGGAAAATGATCTACCTGATCGTCGGCTGCACGCTGCGCAAAATCTTCGGCGGTCCCATCTGTCTTTTCATCTAGGAGAATCAACGTGGCAAACGATCCGTTCTACAACACCGGCCTCGGCAAGCCCTGGTCCGAACTGACGCCGGCCGAGCGCAAGCACGTCCTGTCCAACACGAACGCCTCGTACGGCAAGATGGGATCGCGCCCGTCGACGCTGTACCTGGAAGAAGCGAGCGATCTGCGGCGCTTCACGGTGATCCGCCCGGCCGCCAGCGGCAAGACGCAACCCGTCGACCAGGCTGCGCTCGAAAAGCTGCGTGACTACCTCATGCACGACCTGATCGGCGCGGGCGTGCTGCGCACCGACACGCTGCCGCCGCAGTCGCCGATTGCAATCCAGGTAAGCGCCGCGTGCGCACAGTGGGCGCGCCGTGTCGGCTGATCTCAGCCCGTCGCAATCGAGCCTGCTGGTGGCGATGCGGCACGGCGTGAAGGTGGTGATGACGTTCGGTGAGAAGCGGGACCGCGCGTCACTCGCCAGGCCAGGATTCCCGGCCGTCACGCACTCCGTGCTGGCGCTGGAACGGGCCGGGTGGGTCGAGCGCTTCAACGTGACGGCGAAGGGTTGCGAGTTCCGCATTACCGATAAAACGAAGGACTTCTACAAGAGGATGCTGCGATGACAAAGGAAGAACTGAAACGGCAGATCGTCGAGGCGCGCGCGCAGCGTGCCGGCCTGGCCCTGAAGGTGGCCGAACTGACGCAAGAGCGTGCACAGCAGATCACCGACCTGGCGATGACCGACCTGAAAATCGGCCAGTTGGCGATGGTGGGCGCGGACATGGACGTGAACATCGCGAAGCTGATTCGCAGCTACCACGAGGCGGACCTGTAATGCTGAACGATGGACTGATAAGGCATCACGTTGACACCGTGACCGGCCTGGAAAGAACGGTAATCCGCTTCCTGCGCCTGCGCTCGACCGGCCAGGCGAAGCCCACCGAACAGTGCGAGATCGACGCGTGCGAATCGCTGGTGGCGAAAGGCGTGTGCGTGAAGGTCGACGCTCGCACGTACGAACTGTCCGACGTGGCGAAGCGACACCTGGACGAAGGGATGAAGAATGCTGAATGACGACTACCGCCGCGTGGCCGTATCCACGGACCTCGCGAAAGAGAACACCAGCCAGGCCGCACCGCACGCCATCGTGCACGCGCTCTGGTACGTGAACGACGGGCGCTGGCCGACCGACACGACGATGTGCGGCCACGTCGAAAGCCTGGACGTGACGCACCTGCCGAAGCACCGGATCGTGTCGTGCCCGGATTGCCTGAAGGCGCTGAAGCGCGAGCGCCAGCGTCGCAGCGCCGAGGCACTGTCGCGGCAGCAGGAACGCCGCAGCGACGAGATCGAGGCCGCCGTGCGCCAGGCCCGCAACCCTGACGCCGATCTCGTGGAATACATGCAGCAGCGCGCGACCGAACTGCGGGATCGCGGATACGACGGGATCGCAACCGACCTGGAAATCGTTGCCGGCCGTCTCGCGGATCACGAGACGATCCCCCACGATACCAGTGTGCTCCAAGCCCGCGACGCCGCATTGATCTACACCGGACCTGAGCGCCGCCTGCGCCCGCGTCACATCAACCACACCACCGAAGGAGAAAACCTGTGACCCCGAACGACATCATCGCCGCACTGCTGGACGTTGCCAGCGCGGCGTTCGCCGTCCAGCACGGCGCACCTGACACCGGCAACGACGACATGGCCCGCCTGCGCGCGAAGCTGTTTGTCCTCGACCGCCTGCCGCAGCCGGCCAATCAACCGCCGCTCACGCCGAGCGCGAAGGCCCGCCACTACATGATGGAATTCCTCGGCGGCCGGCCGGTCGAGATCGACAGCAAAGCATTCAGCGCCGCGTTCTGGTTGTCGGGCCTCGGCGAGCCGATCCCGCAGATTCAAGCCGTGACCATCCCCGACCCTATCCCGCGTGGCTTCGGTGATCCGACCGACGCGGAGATCAACGAGATCACGCAGTTCAACCTCGGCAAGTGGCCGTCGTTCGAGGCGCAGTCGTGGGCCTGCAAGGTCGTGCACGCGGTCGCCGAGAAGCTGCGCGAAAAAGACATCGCCGCCATGCGCGACAAGCTGCTGGCCGACACCGCGAACGAGGCGCACAAAATCTGGAACGACGCCGATCTGCTGGCGAGCCTGCGCCGGCTGTGCGGGTACGTCGAGAACGGCAGCAGCGAGAGCATCGGGATCAGCCAGGACGACGCGACCGGCGAATGGGTCCTGCGCATCGGCCCGAGCATGTCGCCGCGCGTGCGCCACTTCCACGCTCGCAGCTTCCACCAGGTGATCCGCCTGGCCGCCGACGACATGCTGGAAAACGAGCGCTGCAAGTTCTGCGGGTTCGAGGTCGAGTTCCCATGCGACGAACCGCCGCCCGACATTTGCAGCGCCGCGATCCGCGCAGCCGAGAAGCAGAAGCGCGCTACGCCGAGCATCGCCGCCATGAAGCCGGCCGGCCCGTCGCCCGAATACCTGGCGCGCGAGGCGATGAACAAGCTGCTGCTGGAATTGGCGACCACGTACAGCAACCGCACCGCGAAGCGCATCATCCTGGATGTCGGCGGCGCGCCGAAGATGAAAGACATCCCCGACGACAAGGTGCAAGCTGTCACCATCGCCGCGCGTGATCGCCTGGCGTTCGAGCGCCGCGTCGCGGAACTGAAGGCCGCAGGCGACACGGCCGGCCTCGAATCGCTGCTGCGCGGGACGCAGGGCAAGACCGCAGGCTCGCCGGAAACCGCCGCGCGCCAGGTCGAGATTCAGGACCGCCTGCATCGCGTCGTCGCCATCACCCGCGAAGAGTTCGGCATGCCTGCGCCGCAGTTCCCGATGACGATCATGGACCCGATGCGCCTGGCAGGCATCGACACCAGCGGCACGCGCGAGGTGGAACTGCCGCAGGACGACCAGGTGCAGGGCCAGGGCGGCACGTTCGACGGCGGTGGCGCATCGGGAGACTTCCAATGATCGCCGCAGGCCGCGTGCACTGCGCCGTGCCGTTCGGCGCTACCGTCATCCCGACCCGCGAGACGATCCCGCCGATCACCGACCCGCTCGGCAAGCACTGGAAGCAGCCGGACCTGACGGACCTGGACATCTCGGGCGACACGGTGGAATTGACGCAGCGCGAGTTCGATGCGCTCGCCGAGTATTCGACCACGCGCCCGAGCGGCGTGTATCCCGGCAAATGCTGGAAGGCCGAAGGGATGCAGTGGCCGCAGAGTCAGCACGGCGTGCTCGGCTTCCCGAAGCCCACCGGCATCTGGTATCTCCGTTGGTTCGGCGAGTGCGACGATCCGACGAAGTGCAGCAACAACCAACGCACCATCCGATTCATCAACGAACGAAAGGAAGCAGCATGAACACCACCAATCCGAACATCAACGTCCTCATGCTCGGCGGGCCGGTCGACGGCCAGATGTACGCCGTGCCAGCGCGCGAGCGCTTTATCCGCGTGCCGGCGCTGAAGGAAATGACGCTGGGCCTGACCAGGCCGAACGATCCGACCGAAGTGCGCGAGCACGTCTACACGCTGAACACCATCGTCGACGTGACGGGTGCGCACTACGTCGGCCAGCTTGATCTCAACGAGTGCCCGGTGCGCACGCTCGTCGGCGCGTATCGCCGCCAGGTTCCGCACGAGAGCGAAGGCAACATCGCGGAGAACATGATCCTGCTGCTCGGCGGCGACGCGGACGCACACCGCATGCTCATGGCCGACACGCACACGAGCGCCCGCATCAAACGCGACACCTACCAGGTGATGAAGCTGACCGGCAAAGACCGCAAGCAGTACCGCGTCGGCGTGCTCGACGTGATGGCCGTGGACCCCGTTGCGCTGCTGATCGAGGGATACCGCAAATGAACTCGCTGTCATTCCCGAAGCCCGACAAGTATCCGCCAGCGCCACCGCCGCGCCCGCGCAAGATCGTAGGTATCGCTGCGGCCACGGAAGCATCTGGCGGCGATGCGCAGGTGTTCGCGCTGTGCGACGACGGCACGACCTGGATGCTCGTGAATGGGACCTGGCACGAACTGCCGGCGATCCCGCAACCTGAAGGGAACAACCGATGAATAAGCACATGATCCAGACCGGCCGCACCACGCGGCAAATGCAGCAGGCGCTCGATCTGGCGGCGCGTGGCGTGAAGGTCCGCTACGTTGTCGTGACCCGCGACATGGTGCGCTACATGCGCCAGAAGATCGAGCGCATGAACGGCGGCGCGCCGTGCTACGTCGAGATCGTTTCGATGCACGACATCGACAAGCCCGGCAACCCGTTCGATTGGGATGCGCTGCGCCCGCGCGAGTCGCACCCGGCCAACGTCTACATCGTCGACCACGATGTCGTCGAGAGCCAGTACATGAAGATGGCGGCCGAGGTGCTGCGCCTGCAAACCTTGATGGCGCAACTCTATCCGTTCACGACTGGCGTGCCGCAGCCGGTGACGATGGGGAGGCAGGAATGATCGGCGCGCTCATCGGCCGCATCCTGCGCAAGCCCGCGATCCGGGACCGCATCATCGAGATCGCAAAGCGCACGCCTGAAATGCACATCGTCGGCGACGACGGCACGGTCTACATGTACCGATTCTGGCTGTTCAATCCCATCGCCAACCAGAAGCGCAAGTATCCGTTTATACCGTTTTCGATTCGCGTGCACGGCATCATGCGCGCCGACCAGGACAGGCACCCGCACGACCATCCGTGGCCCGCGCGCACCTGGATCATGGACGGCTGGTACTTCGAGCAACGCCTGGAAGTGCGGCCTGACCTGATCGACGAGAACTGGACGGAACTCGTCGACGTGCACTACCGCCGCATCCCCGGCGACACCGCAACTCTCGGCGTTCGGCAGTATCACCGCATCATCAGCGTCGCACCTGGTGGCGCGTGGACGCTGTTCGTGTTCGGCCGCTACCGCGAGCAATGGGGATTCCTGGTCGACGGCCACAAGATCGGCTTCAGGCAGTACGCGCTGCGCAAGCAGTGCCAGGCCATCACGTACGGCGATTCGACCATGTGCCACACCTGCGGCCTCGCATGGGACACGAACGATCCGGCGCGTCCGAATTGCGATCCAGACCGACAAACTGTTAAAGGAATGTGAAACATGGGAGTGCGGTTAAACTACGCATCGAAAAAGTCGCAGCAGGTGATAAGCCAAATCCTCGCTTATCTTCTCGGTCGACCGCTCGCTGGCGCAACGCATCAACAGATCGCCTCGATGCTGAAGGCCAGCCACGGAACCGCAAACCGCTTCATTCAGTACCTCGTAGGGATCAACCAGATTCACGTTGCACGCAAGGCGAAGGCCACGAATAAGGGTCATCTGCCGGCGATTTACAAGCATGGCCCGCGCATCGAGACTCGGTTCTCGGGGCGCACGACGTACCAGGATTTACCACTTAACTTTTTTGGGAGGAAACGCAACATGAGCAATGTCGCACAAGAGCAACCGAAGCAAATCATGACGGACTGGTATGACGGTAGCGTGTTCGCGCCGGCATACGTCGGCCCGTTCCAATGCACGATCCTCGATAACCGGCCGGCCGAGGAAACGATGCACATGCGCTGGTGGAACGGCGAGCGCTGGTCCTATCCGCTGCAACCCGAGCACGAGGACGGCAAGGGTGGCTTCTACGCGCCGGCCGACGACTACTACGTGAAGGACAGCGACGACAGGCCGTCGTTCGCCTGGCGCGGCTTCTGCGAGGACCAGGACGAACTGTAATTCGTTTGACAGGGAATTTCCTTGTCACTATACTTTCAACAAATCACCAACAGGGATTCGACATGAACAAAAAGAGCGTGAAGGGACTGGCGAACATCGCACAGCTTCTCAACCAGGGCGGCGTTCTCGCCGCAGCACCGGCACCGAAGCGCGAGCGCCGCGACACGAACGACATCTTCATGCGCACCCGCGAGAAGGTACAAGCTGCAATCCCGCTCGGCGCGAACCTGGACCCGAAGCATTGGGCGCTGATCGACAACTACCTGAAGGCGGGCATGCGCGAAGCCTACAACGTGGGCCACGCCGACGCCCTGGACCAGAACAGCCAGGTCGAGCGCCTGCTGGACAAGCAGTACCAGAAGCGCACGGAGGTCACGATGCCGGCCGTCGTCGCGGGCGTGATGGAACAACTCGGCCTGTCGTCGATGGTGCTGGACCTGGCGCTCATGGCTACCGTGTTCGACCGCCACAAGATCACGTACACGCTGTCCGACGAGAACGTGATCGAATACACCATGCGCCCGGTCGGAGACGACGCATGAATCCCGTCACCTGGTTGCTGTCCGCCTGCGCGGTCCTCGGCGTGTGCGCGCTGGTGATCCTGCTGGAACGCGGCATCGACGCAATTTTCGACAACGGAGAAATAGATGACATCTACTGAAAAACCGAACGCTGACGAATCCGTCGTGTTCCCGAAGGACCACCTGGGCAACCCGCCTATCGCGTGGATCGTCGAGCCGAAGAAGTCCGGCGCGCCGTACCTCACGCTGAAGGCCGACGTGGCGATGAAGCGCTACAAAGCCGGCGACCACGTTGCGCCCTACCACACCCAGCGCGAGATCGAGACGGAGGAAGAACTGTGAAAGCCGTGAAGACCATCAAGGCGTTCATCCCGTACGCCATCAACCGCGACTTCGCCGACTGGTGCCGCAAGGCCGTGGCGCGGCCGGCAGCGGCCCGCAAAGCCGTCGACCTGTTCATCGCGAAGGACCCGGACGACCACGAGTGGAACAGCCTGGGACTGGTCGAGCCGATGGGCGGCGAGGCGCTGGTGCACGACCTGGACGGCGCGGCCTTCATGCTCATGTACCAGGTTGCCGAGCGCAAGCTGCCGGCGTCGGTGCGCGACGAAGAGGTGCACAAGCGCTACACCGAACTGTCGGATCGCGAAGGCCGGCCGCTCAACAAGAAGGAGTTCGCGCAACTGAAGGAGGACGTGGAATCGTCGCTGCTGCCGCAGGCGTTCATCGTGCGCAAGTTCATCCCGGTCCTCGTGACCGACGACACGCTGCTGGTGTGCACGTCGAGCGCGTCGCAGTGCGAGAAAATCCTGGCGAAGCTGGTCCGCCTGGCCGAAGTGCGCAAGGTGAAGTTCGAGATCAGCGGCGGCAGCTATGCGATGTCGCCGGGCGCGTTGCTCGGCCAGATCGCGCGAGACGGCCAGGTGCAACTCGACGACGATGACGACAACGTGCTGCACGCCGGCACCTCGGCCAAGTTCAAGGGCGAGGACAAGCGGACGATCACGGTGAAGGACCGCGACCTGCATTGCGACGAACTCGTGAAGATCACGACGGACACGCAGTACGCGGTGACGGAACTGCGGCTGCACTTGGAGATCAACGGCGGCGAAGGTGTAAGCGAATTCACGCTGACCGACAAGATGATCTTCAAGGGTTTCAAGCTGACGGACGTGAGCCTGGCCGGCATCAACAACGACACGGACGATCTGCACGCGACGCACTGGCTGCTGGCGAAGGAAATGCTGCGCGCGCTGGAAGCTGTCGTCTCGGCACTCGGCGAAGGGGATCACGATGTACCGCCTGCCGACGCCGACGACGAAGAACTTTAACAAGTACCTGGGGAAGAAATTTATGCCGCGAGAAAAAACAGGTCAGGCGCAGGTGAAGGTCCTGGTCGACAGGTTCGTCCGCATGCTGCCCGGCCAGTCCTTCTTCATTCCTGACGTGACGCGAATGGACGTGGAATTCTTGCGTCGCCCCATCGTGCGCATCGGGTGCGGCATCAAGATCGTAGAAGTCGAACAGGATGAAATCTACATGTCGCCGGGCGTGCGCATCTGGCGCGAGGAAGGACCGTATGACGAACTCTAAGACCACCAGCACGGCGGACATTCCGCGCGGATCGCAGCCGGTCCCGCGTGAAGTCGGCGACGCGTTCCAGAACTTGTGCGAGGTGTGCCGCGCGAACCGTGTGCCGATGGAAGCCGCGATTCGCCACGCGCTCGCCTACAAGAACATGTTCCATGACATGCAGGATAATTGGCACGAGGCGCAGGCGGAAATTTGCCGGCGCGGCGACACGATCAAGCGGCAGCGCGAGATCATCGCCAACCTCGAACGCCAACTCGGCATCGACGACGAACTGTAAATCCGACGACACGGCGGCACCGTGTCACAAACTTTTCATAACGAAGGAAACACTCATCATGGCAACGAAGAAAACCGCAGCACCGAAGGCATCCCCGGCATCCACCAAACTCGCCGACAAGGTGTTCGGCATGTCGCCGCGCCGCCCGGCCGCAGCGAAGGCCGTGAAAGCCGGCCAGGACCCCGCCACCGCGAAAGCGCAGGCCATCGCGAAGGATGCCGCCAAGAAGCCGGCAGCGAAGCGCAGCGCGCCCGCGAAGGCCGAGGCCGTGACGCTGACCGGATCGAAAGACGGCATCCCCACGCACGTCGTGAAGAACCTGAAGGGTCTGCGCGAGGCGATGGACAAGCACCCGAAGGCAACAGGCTACAGCACCGACCGCAAGTTCGGCATCGACATCGTGAACCTGCACAACACGCGCGGTCGCGTCGTCGCTGAGATCAAGCTGATCTCGAAGGCCAAGTAATCCCGTCAACCCGGCCGGCCGCTGCGCCGGCCAACTAGGAGAATCCGCATGACCCCCTTCCTGAAAATGATCGGCGCTGTTCTCGCGGTGTGGCTCGGCCTCTTCCTGGTCGTCATGGGCGCGGCGACAACCGGCCTCGCCGTAGTCCTCATCACCCTGACTGTCGGCGTCGTGTGCCTCGTCGGCGGCATCTGGCTCGCGCTGTACCTGCTGAAGCGCGACGCCCATTTCAACCTGCACCTGCCACTGATCGCCCTGGTCGTGTTCGGCGGCGGTGCCGTAATCATCTATGCGTACTCGCTGCTGCGAGCCGCGTAATCGGAGAATCACATGAGCACTACCAACGAAGTAACCGTCGTCGAGCGCATCACGCGCGGGCAGATGATGGGCGACATCAACCCTGGCGGCAACGTCGTGCACGCGGCCTGGTTCGTGAAGACCCGCCTGCGCCAGCGCGGCGTGCCGGTGATCGGATCGCTCGGCATCATCGCGACCGAATGGGGCACGCTGACCATCGAGTTCGAGAAGGGCACGGACCCGGACCTCGGCCAGTACAGCGACGCGTGGGTCTACACCTGGACGGGCAAGCCGGTGCCGGCCGACATCGACCTCGTGCTGTATGCGCGCGAAGGCAAGGCGCTGGTGATGGACGAGCCGCTGGCCGCCCTGCTGACCGTCGACGAAGAACTGTGAAAGGAAATACCGTGTCAACCAATTTGCAAACCATTACCGCCACCTTCACCCGCGACCAGTTCTCGCGCTTGCCGAAGTCCGAGTTCGCCGGCAACGACACGAAGGCCGGCGAGATCATCGCGGCTGAACTGAAGCGCAAGGGTGTCCCGATCATCGGCCACATCGGCGTGCTCGCCGTCGAATGGGGCAAGCTGACCGTGGCGCACGAGGAAGGTCTGGACGGCGACGAATGGACCTACACCTGGACGGGCAAGCCGGTGCCGCCCGAATTCGTCACGAAGATGAACTCGCCGAACGGTGCGCTGGTGCTGGTCTATCCGCTGACGGCCCGCATCTTCGCTCACGAGAACAACCAGGCGATGATGGTCAAGGCGGCCACGGCCACCGCCGACGACGACGAACTGTAATTCACACCACAAGGGGAAACCATGTCAAACGAATCACCGAGCCTGCACGGCTTCACGATAGAGGACCTGGCCGCGATAGCTGACGGCCTGGAAGCCGGATACGAAAAGGGTGTGGACGTGGGCGGATCGCCGTTGGACGGCAGCGACACCAACATGATCGAGTCGACCACGGCGGCAGCGGCGCGCTTCATCCGTGCGGCAATCGCCGATCCCGATGCGATCCGCCGCATGAGCATCGGCTGCGCGGCCCTGGACGACATCATCTCGCATTCGTGCAACCTGCAATCCGCGATGGCGGCGCGCATCCGCCTGGCGGTCGCAGAGGACCGGGAACAGGTGAAGGCGGCCGGCATCGCGGGCGAAGAGTTCCACGGCCCGACCGACGACAACGAGTCGTACTGGAAGCGCGAAAGCCAGGTGCTCGACCGCATCATCTATCAGGCGCGCTTCGCACGAGGACACCAGACATCATGAGCCTGCATCTCGAACACATCACACGCGCCGCGTTGCGCGCGCTCGGCGGCAGCGACGAGCAATACGCCTGGGACGGTAGCATCGGCGGCATCGTCGAGGTGAAGAATGGCGCGCCCACCGGCATCTCGTTCGCACCGCTGCGCGATCCTGCCGACGCGTTCCAACTCGAAGCCCTGCTTCGCCTGGACGTGGTGTACGAGCGCGGTGAAAAGCACGTCCAGCTTGCGGTGCTTTGCCCGCTGAAGTCCGGCCAGATGAAGTACGTTTCGCTGCTGCCGGAAAGCGCGAGCAAAGAGATCGCCCTGGTCGAGCGCATGCGCGCGGTCACGCAGTTCGCGGCGCTGCTGGACAACCTGGACATCGCGGAGAACTGACATGCACTACCTCGAAAAACCGAAGCTGCGCGAGTGCGAATTGCGGCGCGAGGAAGTGCTGGAAGCCGAGGCCGGCGCTACCGCGTTTGTCGGCACCGCAATGGCAATGAAGATCGCAGGCGAAGAGGTGATCGTGACCGGCCGCAATATCGCCTCGCTGCTGATCGTGTTCAATTACGTTGAGGCGAAGCACGCGAAGGGGAACGCGAACGCGATGAAAACCCTGCGCACCGACGCCTGCCCCGAAGTAGCAATCATGTCGAAGAACAGCCTGACGTTCGACGACGAACTCTGACCATCGAAAGGAAGATCATGGCAACCGCAAACCAGGGCACGACGACCGCCCGCAAGACCACCGCCAGGCGCAACAAGCCAGGCCCGAAGCCGAAGGACCAGGCGAACGGCGACGCCGCAGCGCCGGCCGTGCCGAAGCCGCCGCGTTTCAAGTACGACCTGAAGGGAAGCGTGACCATCGCGGCCAGCGGAGAACAGGGCACCGTGCGCGCCCGCGCAGAGTGGGCCACCGGGAACGTCAGCTACTTCGTCGCCTACACCTCGAAGGCCGGCGAGTACCGCGAAGCCTGGATCGACGAAGACCTGTTGGCGGCATTCGTCGACCGCCGCCGCAAGGCAGCACGCGCATGATGGACGCCGACCACCACCATATCGGCACGACCTTCACGGAGGCCGTGGCCGAGGCGTTGGAAGCGGTCGGCGACAAGACAGATCACCGCGTCACCGCGCGCGGCCTGTTCATCAAAGACCGCATCCATGTGTTCGAGCACGGCCACCTGGTCGAGATCGAGAACCCCCACCACCACGGCCAGAACCGCGCCACACTGGTCGACACGATCCGCCGCATGCGCAACCCTGCGATGCAATAAAAAAGGCCGGCTAGGGTTTCCCCCGGCCGGCCAGTTCACGAGTGCGCCTTCTCATCATGCAGCGGGACCGATTATACACGGCGCACAAGAGATAGTGTCACCTCCTTTCCCGTTGAACCTGTTCCCATCGTATCACCTCACCACCCGCAGAGCTTACGCCCGGTCAGATTATGTTCGAGAATCTGGCGCGCCGTGGCGTCGCTGATCTGGTCCACCTTCGAGATGTAGATCGGCTTTGCGGTCGCGCAGTAATCAGGCTGCGTTGCCGCTATCGCCTTTTGAACCGGCGTCGGTGCCGGCGTCGTCGTCCCGCATCCAGTCGCGACGAAGCTGGTCAGCAGCACCGCCATCAGGCAGCTTACGCGTGTCAGTTTCAGCATCGTGAACTCCTTTCGCGCCGGCCGCAGAGCGCAGCGCCTCGTTGTAGTTGGCCTTCTTTTCAGCCGCCTTTTTCGCTGCGCGGCTTCCCCATGCGTAGGCACCGACCAGGACCAGAAGTACGGCCCATGCGGTGAGCGCCCACGACTTCAGTTTGTCGGCGAGGGGCAGCATTTAGGCCACCACGCCGTGCTGGTGTTTCTTGATCTGCGAGTACGCGATCACGAGCGCGAAGCCGATGGTGATGACGCCGATGATGACGCTCACCCAATTGCCCGACGTGAGGTGTTCCTGCTGCGAGTTGAACGCGTTGACGATCTGCGGTGCCACGTCGGCGATCTGCGCGACGCCCACGGCAGCGGTGCCGGTTGCCGCCACGGTTTCCTTCGTGACCGGCACAGCGGCGACGACGGCGGCCGGCTGCACGACACCCGCGCGTTGCAGCGCTACGTCGATGGTCGAATCGTCGTACCAGGTGTTCGCGGTGGTCAGCGGGCCGCGTCCGTTCTCGTGGCGGATGATCGCTTCGACGATGGGGCGCAGGTGCGCGTACGTGTGCAGATCGAGAGTCTGCGTCAGGCCGAAGCCGGTGGCGCGCGCGACGCCTTCAGCGTACGCCTGGGTGTCGTTCTCGTTGTTCGGCGCCCACCGACCGATGATGCCGGTGATCGTGCGCAGGTTGTATTTGTCCTGGTAGTTGATGAGGATGACGGCCAGGGCGCGAATGCCCCATGACGCATCTTTGAATTGCGCGAAGCGCGGGTCGATGGGTTGCGGCTTCGGGTCGAGTCCCTGCCACTTGTCATTGCCCTTCTCGATGTTGCCGGGATTGTTGTTGCGAATTCCTCGCGGTTTGGCGTTCGTGCTCATTGGTCTTTGCTCCATTCACGAAGTTGACGTTGCTGCTGCTGGGTGGGGCGCGGTGCGAAGATCAGTTGGTTCAACATGCCCTTGATCTCGCCGATGTCGGACTTCACGTCAGCGCGCAGCGATACGTTCGATGCAGCCTGGTCGACGCGAAGTGCGGCGATTGCGGCTTCGTTCTTTTCAAGACGCTGCTGCAAAACGGACACCGCAAAATCCGTCGCCATCTGGCGCTTGTCGAGGTTGTAATACAGGCCGACACCACTGGCCGAGATGGTGATGACCAGCGTTGCGAGAGTAAGCAGTGTCGGGATGTTAAGGGTCAGGTCTACGCGCATACGTGGTGCCCGCCGATCAAGTCCGACAATGCGCTCGTCGGCTGCGGGCGATGCGGTCGTTTGTTCATTTGCCGATTCCATTTCTTATTCCTCATGTCGAGATAAAGGGCATGTTGAAAAAATAAAGCCGGGAGCGATTATACCCCCGGCTTTCCTCACGACATCGAAACAGTGACAATCGGTCTAGGACCTGTTCGTCTCGGAATTCCGACAAGTGAAGGGTCGATCAACAGTGCGAATTCGACCACCGATGCCACCGCGATCTCGGACATACCGAAGTTCCCTTGCAGCGACGGGTCACGGACGGCCACCGCAGCCCCTACAAGCGACGATTGAACTGCGGACGCTGGGATCATAGGGTTCGGGAACTGCGCGTCTCCTACGGCCGCAGATTCGGCCACGCTGGCGGCCTGCACGACGGACTGCGGGATCATCGAGTTCGGGAACGTCGAGTCGCCGAGCGCCACCGATTCGACCAGGCCGGCCACCTCGGCGTCAGACTGCGACACCTCGGCACCAGGGAACGTGTCGCGGACCACCGCACCCTCGAACACCTCGAACGTCCTGATCTCGGACGTGGGCACGGTCGGGTCGATCCAGCCCTGGTTGTCGCCGACCACGACATCGGCGGCCACCTGGATCGCGGTGACAGCGGACATCGGCCCCCAATCGGTATCGCGGATCACCACCTCGGCCGCGACCTGGCCGACGTAGGTTTCCGGGATCACTGGCGGCGGTTCGTCCGGTGCCGGGAACGTGCTGTCGCCGGCCACGACGTGCTCGACCAGGTTGAACACGTAACGCGACTCGCGGCTGATCGTGCCCGGCGATGTCGTCTCGCGATGCAGCAGCGCCATCATCGTGAGCGTGGCCGCATGCCGGCCGATGGCAGGGTCGATCACTTCCCACGGCTTCGGCGTCGTGCGGCCGAGCGTGAACGTCAGTTGCATCTGCATCGCGTACAACGGCGAGCGGCGTTTGACCGACGAGTCGAGGCGCTGCATGACGACTTGCTCTTGCAGCGTGCGAGAGTGCCGGCCTTGTGCGTAAGCCGGCGCGTACGTCTCGCGGTGCAGGACCGCCAGTTCGACCGACGTGGACACGCGGGTCGTCGAGCGGTTCGTCACAGCGTCGCGCGGCGTCACGGTCTGCTGCACGAACGCGGCCACCAGGTCGTCGCCGTGCGGCGGTGCGATGTCGCGGAGACGTACCGCCTGCTGCACGAACGTCACCACGTTCTCACCACTGTTCGGTGGAACCACATCGCGGCGCTGCACGACCATCTCGGTCAGGATGGCGTTGTCGATGGGTGAATGCGGTGCGCCTCGGCCGCTGGCCTGGATGACCTGTTCGACGAGAGTGAACGCGTCAGCCTTGGTGGTGATGACGACGACCTGGTGCGCGCGTGTAGCGATGAACTGCTGCACGAGCGTGGCCGCCGTGATCGTGGTGCGCGCCTGGTCGGGGCGGATCGAATCGCGGTGCTGGACAACCTGCTGCCGCTGGCCGGTGATACGAATCTCGGACACCGCGACGTACGCGATGCCGCGCGACTGGACCACGAGTTCGCGGTAGGTGCCGACGTAGTTGTTGCTCTTGACTGTCGGCGCGCCAGGCGTGATGCGACGCGAGATCACCTGCATGTTCAGCGTGGCGGCGAAGTCCGTGCTGCGCGCCCACGGTCGGACAGTGGACAGCACGACTTGCTCGCGGTACGTCGCCACGTCGCGCGCGGAATGCACGGTCGACGGCAGCGCCATCGCAGGTCGCTTCTGGATCGCGGTCTGTCGATAGTTCCTGATAACGCGCTGCACAGACAGGTATTCGTTCTGCGAACTGTACAGAACTTCGCGTGATGCGTGAATGGCGCGGAATGGCGGTTCCTTGAACAGCACTTCACGCACCACGCTCGCCACGTCAGCGTAGATGTTCTGGCCGACCTTATCGCCGGTAAGGACATCGCGGCTGACATGCTGCACGTCCGCATACCAGTCCCGCCCGACACGAGTGCCGGACAGGATTTCGCGCGTGACCCCGCCACCAACGTCTGCCACGAAGTCGAGCGCCGGCCGTTCGCTGGTCAGCGTTTCGCGTGTTACGGGAGTTACGTTAGTTTGAGCCACGGTTCACCATCACGAGGTAACGCGCATGCCGAACTTCGCAGCGGCGGCTTCAGCAGGCGTCCACGCGGCCCCGGTATCCGGGTTCGTAGTGGCGACGTTGTATGCAGGGACATAACCGGCCAGTGGTGTGAGCGGCGTGTCGATCAGCGCGGTCGTGTAGGCCATCATCATGCCGTTTTGTCCGACGATGAACCAATCGCCATTCGGCAGTGCGCACGCAGCATACGGATTTCCGGGCAACAGAGGTTGCCGACGCCAGTTAGCGCCGCCATCCTGGGTCGTGACGGTCGTGTTCATACCAGAAGCGTTCAGGATGACACCGCTGACCGGATCGCCGAACGAGAAGTTGATGACGAACTGCGGCGAGCCGTTGGTGTTGTAAGTCGGAGATGCCCACGACACGCCATCCTGCGAGCGCTTGATGTAGTTCGCGGACGCGGTGTTCTGGCTCATGATGGTGAACCAGGTGCCGTCGAACCCAAGCTGGTTCGCACCAAGACCTTCGCTCATCGAGGTCGCGATGCCGGTGGGTCGCGCCGTCCAGGTCAGCCCCTTGTCGTCGCTCGTGAAGACCGATGTGGCGGCGACAGCGGCAACCACGCGCCCAAGTCCAGGGTGATACAGCAGCGCGCCGACTGCGGCAGTGCTCGGAACGAGAAGCGTCCAACTTGCGGGAAGGGCCGGGTCTTTGTCGCCAGCGCAGCGCCACACGCGCCCGCCGTTCGCGCCAACGAGAATCGTGTTGTCCGGCAGGACGAGCGTGCAGTTCGGCGCGTATCCGCTAATGGCGCTGATAGCGATGGCTGCACCAGGCGTATCGCTGCCTGGCGGGATGATCTGAACCTTGTAGTCGTTCCGCACGATGATGCCGGTGCCGTCAGAACGGAAGCACACCAATCCCCAATTGTTCGCGTTACCTTCGTCGGAGATCAGCGTCCACTGCGTATTCGCGTCAGCGGCGGGACCGCTCGCAGTGAGGGACGGGCCGATGCCTGCTGCGAACACCTTGCCGTCCGTGGGGCGACGATTCACCGAATACGTGTGCTTCCCATTCGGCAGGCTCGCGAGCGTTACGAGTGTGCGCGGCTTCGGGTCTTCCTTCTCGACGCCACCTGGTGACACGACCAGCGCGCGCAGCGTATGAGGATTCGATTCGAGGTTCGACGCCAGCACCTTCGTCACGACGGCGTGCACCAGCTTGCCGCTACTGGTGGACGTGTCTTTGTCGGTCGAGTAGATGTCCTGGTCGCCAGCATTCGACGATTGCAGCGTCCAGGTCGGCGCGTCAACCAAGTCTTGCCCTGCCACCGCAGCGTTGCTCGGCGCGTCGACCGGACGAACGAAGTCCACGTCCACGTCGTTGTTCGCGCGGACGCCGGAAATGCGGGTCGTCGGGCCGAGACGTACGTTCGGAGCCTGCGAATCTTCGACCAGGTTGTACCAGTTCGAGATCGCCCAGCGACCGGCCGCGCCCTGCATGAACGTCGCCGGTGCGGTCACGTTATTCTGAATCAGGGTAAAGCCGATGGCATCGGTCGGCGGCGATACGACGTTTTGCAGGACAAGCACGTCGTCGACCCACACCTTCACGTCGGCGTCGGACACGCGGTACTCAATGAACGCCAGGCGGCCGGGCACAAGAGTCTTCGTGCTTTGACGGACACCGTTGTAGTTCGAGATCGCCAAGTCGCTGCTAATCGCGAAAAGGCAGTTCGCGACACCGGGCACGAAAGACTGATCGGTCGCCAGGGTGCCAATGCAGTACAGCACGCCGACGGTGCTGACGCCGTATGTGTTCGGCACGTACTCGGGCGGAACGTACAGGCTGAAGCCGCCGATCACCACGTCACCCTGCGACGCGAGCGGTTTCTTGATGCCGGCCTGCGTCGTGTAGGCTGAACCCTTCGACGCGTTGTTCGTGTTCCCCGACGAGAAGACGAGCGCCTGGCGATCCGGGTAGACGGGATCGGGGCGCACGATGAATGCGCCGCTGGTCTGAGCGTCGGTGTTGTCGCCGATGAGAGATTGGTAGCCGGCGCGCTTGAACGCGGCCTGGAACGCCTTGCGCATTGCCGTGTTCGCGGTGTTGTAGGCGTCGTCGCCGGTCCACTGCGAGAACGCCATGAACGATTCGGTGGAAAGAAGAGACATGCTTCCCCCTTATCGCGCAATGATGCCGAAGGACGACGACTCGACCAGGTTGCGGGTCCACGGCGTGCCGCCCGGTGCCTGCTCGTAGATCACCTGCTTGTAGCCGAAGTTCGTGTCGAGCGGCACCTGCGTTTCAACGTCGCCGCCGGCCGTGCCGAGGGTCATGCCCAGCTTGCGATCATCCAGGTCGCCCTTGCGCGCGTACGACACGAGCGCCACGGCGAAGACGGTGTTCGCGTTCGGCAGCACCACGTTCGAGGTGAACTTGTCGGTCTTGCCGTCGACGTTGGCTTGCAGGTACGGCGCGTTTGCCTTTGCCGGCGCAAGCTGCGCGAGGATCGAGTAGTGCGTGCCGGTCGAGCCTACCGGCGTCCACTGCGTCGTCACGTCGGCGGTCGGTGCGCGCGAGATGATCTGGATCGGCGACAGGCGGGCGTTGTTCTGACCACCGCTGTTATCCAGGATATACAGGTCGTCGATGTCGATGGTGCCGGCGACGGTGGACGACGACGACAAGCCCCAGGTGATCGTGTACACGGTGCCCACGCCGCCAGGCAGCGGGACCGACAGTTGCAGCGTGTCGTTCGCGTAGACGTTGACCACGCTGTTCGTCTTGTCGATCTCGATCTCGATGTACCAGTAGGCGTTCAGGATAATCACGTCCTGGCCCAGCGTGGACCCGACCTTCATCTTGCCGGTCGTGGTGTCCCAATCGAGGTCGATCACGCCAGCGATACGCGCGAAGCGCAGGCGCGATGTCACACCCTTGAACGAGAAGCCGAAGACGACTTTCGTGGCGGCCGAGGTCACGCTGCGCGAGAACGACGGTGGCGTAGAAGCGCCGGCCTGGATGCTCATGCGCAGGCCGAACGATCCGCTGTCCTGGCCGTCGACGATGTTGAACGTCGCATTGGTCGCATTGTTCACGGTGTAGCCGGCAGATTGCAGGTATGCGGTCAGGTCGGCGGCCAGGGCCGACTTGTCGGCGTAGTGGTCAAAGCCATCGGTGAAGAGAAGCATGAGGGTTTCCTTTTATGGGCGAACGGCGATGCCGAACGGAGTGTTGACAACCGAGTCTGCGGTCCAGGCTTGATCGCCAGGCGCTTTCTCGAAGACTGCGAAACTATATTCCATCGTGGTCGAGAGGGTCGTGTCGATCACCTCTTTCTGGTTGCCAGGTGCACCCACCACGAGGCCAAGCTGGCGCGCGTCCAGGTCCGACTTCTGCGCGAGCGCGATCACGCCCACGGCCAGGATTGGCGCGGCTGCGGTGCCAGCGCCGGCCGGCAGCGGCGAGTTCGACGAGTAGAGGTCCTGCTGGCCCGAGACGGCGGAACGCACGTAACTCGCGCTTGACGGAGGCAGCAGGCCCACCAGCGACCAGTGCGGCGCGTCGACCGATCCCGTCCAGTTCACGTCAACGTCGGCGGTCGGCATGCGCACCGGGATCGTGATCGGCTTCAGGCGGTTCGTCAGCGTCGCGCCGCCCGTCACATCGCTATCCAGGATGTACAGGTCATCGACGCGGCCGACTGCACCGTTCTCCGCTTCCCACGACATCACGTAATCGGTCATGTTCGCGGCGGCGGCCGGCAGCGCGACGGACAGGTCGGCCGTGTCGTTGACGAACAGGGACAGCGTGTTCGCCTGCTTGTCGATCACGATCTCGTAGTAGTACCAGGTGTTGCGGATCGGGACGCTCGCGCCGCGCGTGCCGAGAATTTCAATGCCGGCCGGCCAGTCCATGTCGAACAGGTCTTTGATGCTGAAGATTCGGCCGCGCGCGGTAGCCATGTGCGCGAAGCCGATGACCACGCGGCTCTGCGTCGACGAGAACGTGCGCGACACGATGGTCGGCGGTGCCAGGGACACGTAGATCGTGGCGACGCTCGTGGTGCTGCCGCCGTTGCGCGCGCCCACCAGGACCCAGCCGACTTGCGTGCCGGTCGAGCGGTTCACCGCATACAGCGGAATGCTGCCGCCGACGCCAGTGAAGGCCGGCTTTGTCCAGGTCGTCGTGTCGTCCGAGATGTACAGGCGCGCGCCGTCGCCGACAACGACCCAGCGACCGTCTGCGACAGCGACGCCGTAGAACTGGCCGTAGGTGTTCAGCGCATCCGCAGCGGTGGCCCAGGTGACGCCGTGGTCGACCGAGCGACGCAGGTTGCCGCTGTCGATGGCGATCAGCGTGCCGTTGAACGCGGCGATGCCGTTCACGTTGCCGTTCGAGCCGAACGCGCGCGTCGTGAAATTGTCGCCGGTCGTCGACGTGAGAATCTGACCACCGAGGCCGCCGACGATCCAGGTGGTCCCGTCGTAGACCACGCTGCGGTTGCCGCGCGCACCCGGATTCTCCGTGACGCTGGACCAGCTTGCGCCGTCGTCATCCGACACGAACACGCAGCCGGCGTTGCCGAGCGTGCCGACAGCGAGCCAGCGCGCGTTGCCGAATGCGACGGCCGACAGGTTCGCGGCACCGTTCGGAGCGCTGCGCACCGACCACGCCTGGCCGTCCGTCGAGCGGAGAATCGTGCCGCCGTCGCCGACCGCGATCCAGGTGCCGGCGTTGCATTCGATGTCCTTCATGTTGGCGTTCACGCCGAGGACCAGCGGCGACCACTGGATGCCGTCAGTCGTCGTCGCGGCCAGGCCGCCGTCGCCCACCGCAACGTACCGGCCTTGCGTGTTCGAGGCCACGCCGTGCAGATCGCCCTTGATGGTGTTCGTGCGGCTCGACCAGGATGAACCAGCAGCGCCGGCCGCGACCTGAAGTTCGAGCGCGTACGCCCCGTTCTTCCGGCCGGCCGCCATGCCGAGGCCCGACGTTACGGCGTAGCCGGCCGCCGTCAGCGACGACAGCAGCGTTTGCCCTGACTGGCCCTGGTACTGGTCAAAGCCGTCGATGTGTTTGAGTCCCATGTTTTCCCCTTATGGTGCGGTGACGTTGAATCCGAATTCGGATGTCGTGATTTTAGCTGGCGTGTCAGTCGGGACCGCCTCGAAGCAAACGTACTGCGTCTTCCAATCCGCGTCGACGGTGCGCGCGGCCGACCGATCATCCGCGTCGCCGCCGATGAAGACGCCCAGCTTCGCGTTCAGGTTCGGCGACTTGCGCGCCAGGACAACGACGCCGGTTGCGACCACGGCGTTCTCGCTGGCGAGCGGCTGAATCGACTTGAAGCGGTCCTCACTGCCGATGTTCGCCGACGCGACATAGTGGTCGAGCGGCTGCGGCGGATGGATCGAGAGGGTCTGCGCGTGCGAGCTATTCGTGTCGGTGTTGAACCATTCGACGTGCGCATCGCTAGTCGGGAACCTGGTCGTCACCGAGATCGGGCCGAGCCGCGTGTCGTCGCGCATGTACCAGTCGTCGTAAGTCTTCGCGGCGGTGTCGCTCGGGACCGGCGTGACGCCCGGCCGGTAGCTGACCGGATCAACCCATCCCAGGCCGACCTCGACTTCCTGCGCCGTGAACGCGTCGACGGCGAACTGCATTTCCTGTCGGCCGTTGATGTGGACCGTCACCTGGCCCGCGCGCGTCAGCGACATCTCGAAGTAGTACCAGCGATTCTTCGTCGGCAGCGCGCCGCCCATCTGGTCGTTCACCATCGGCATGCCGTTGTCGGGATTCATCCACAGCACGAGCGTCGACGCCCCGATCTTCAGGCGCGCCACGGAACCGCGATCAGAGAATTGATGCGCGAAGCCGGTGCTGAAGTTTGCGGTCGTCCAGGGCACCTTCCGCGACAGCATTCCGTTCTGCGTCGAGATGCCGTTCGAGAAGCGCCCGGCCACCAGGGCAATCGAGCCGGTCGTGATGTAGTCTGCGCGGGCCAGCGCGGAAGCCGGCGATTGCTCGCCAGCGAATTCCTCGAACCCGGTAATGTGGATCATGTGGTAGCTCCGTTTCGGTTGAGTAGCATGCGGATCGTCGCGGCGTAATTCTCGAAGCCGGCAGGCGGATTGTCGGGCACGCGGATCGCGAACAAATCGCCGGCAGCATACACGACGTTCTGCGTCACATCGACCGTGCCCTTCACGTTCGACGGCGTGAACGTAATGCGGCCGACGATGCTGTCGTTGCGGTAAATCTCGAAGCGCACCAGGCCGATAGGCGGGACCACCGCGCGCGCCGTCGACTCGGGTGCGCCGGCCGGCAGCGTCATCGCCTCGGGCACGGCCAGCAGCGCCAGGTATTCCTCGGGTTCCGGCTCGAACGACACCGACACTGCCACGTCGTAGCGCGAGCCGAGCGGCACCGGCTCCGCACCGCTGTTCTGGTCTTCGCCGATCCACTCTTCGCCGTTAAACCAAATCCAGCCTTCCGGGTTCTTCAGGCGCGCGCGCACGCCTTCGGTCGGCTCCGCGAAAATCCAGCCGGTCGGCGACAGCACGGCCAGGTCGCCGTCGTGCGTGGCCCAATCGCCGAACGCACCATCCGCGACGATGTACATGTCGCCCACGGTCAGGCCGGTCTGCGGCGGCGCGCCTTCGCTCATGGAGATGATGACCGGGTTCAGCAGCATGTCGATCTTGACGAAGTTCGCCGACACCGGATCGCCCCACCAGTCCTCGCCGCGCAGCCAGCCGTACGAGAGTTTCAGTCGCGATGATTCTTTCCTTGGCATTTCAATTCCCCTGGTTGTCTTTGTTGTAGGCGTCCCAATGACGATCCCAATTCGTATCCCAATGTCCGGCCAGTTGCGGGTTCGGGTCTTCCGGGTCCGGTTCCGGCTGCGGGTCGACCGGCGTGGGCCAGTCAGGCGGCAGATCGGGCGGTGGCGGTGGACCGCTGCCATCGTCGCCACCTCCGTCGTCGCCTGGAAGCTGCGGATCGCCGCCGCCAGTATTATCGCCGCCGCCCCCGCCTGGCGGTGGTGGATTGGATGGCGGTTGCGTGGTGCCATTGCCGCCGCCCGTATTCGGCGGAAGCTGGCCGCCGCCTGGTGTTTGACCGACCGGGCAGGAATACGACGGCAGCAGCAGCGGGATCACGTAGCCCTGCCACGACGTGAGATCGTTGCGAATGGTTTCCAGGTACAGGCCGACCGTGACGCGGCCACACGCGTTCAGCAGCGAGCCGGCGCGGTAGCCATCCGACGATGCCATCGCCGCCGTGTAGTCGTAGCTGGTGCCTTCCACGATGTCGTTGCGGATCGTCGCCACGTAGGACTTCTTCGCGATGCTGTCGTACAGCGTCAGCTTGATCGAGAGGCGGTACTTCTGGCCGTCCTCTGGCACGCGATTCGGCGCATGGTGATCGACGGCCTGCGCGCCCTGCGTGTCGCGGTTGCGGTGGTTCCAGGTGATGTGCGCGGTGACGCCGGCCGCCATCTGCGCGCCCATGTACCACGGCTTGCCGTTCACCAGCACCTCACCTGGCGGGTAAGGCCGGGCCACGCGCTGCGCGGTATCCAGGCGGTCGGTCGGCACCAGCTTCAGGTCGACAGGCGGGCCGTACACGCCCGGCACCATCTTCACCTGCATCGCCGCGCCCAGCACGCGGTTCGCCGCCATCGTCAGCGGATAGTCGGTCGGATCATTGCCGGCCGCCGCCTCGAAGAACCACACCCGCGCGCCGGCCGCGTGCTTCGTCGGCACGGTGTCGAACACGCCGCGCGCGATGGTGAACGTGTCGGCGGTGCGGCTTTCGATGCGCACCATCTCCGCGTCGACGAGCGCCACCTGGCCCGGCTGCACGTTGTCCAGGGCCACGCCGTCGTAGAAGGACGATCCGCCGATGGTGATGGTCGTGTCCAGGTAGTCGACGGTCGCGGCCAGGGTGATCCAGGGCGTGAACGCCGGGTCGACCTTGCGCTGGTATTCCAGCACCTCGCCGGTCCCGGCCGGGAAGTCGTAGCGGGTCCAGATCGAATGCGTGTCGGTGAGGCGGTCGCTCGGCCGCGCCACGACCGTGACCAGCTTCGTCGCGCTCGACGACTCGCCGCGTCGCTTCAGCAGCGCATACGGTGCCTCGAACAGATTGCGGTTCAGCGAAGCCGGCAGGCTGGTCTTCTGGCCGGCGCTCTCGTGCAGGTTCGCCACGTACATCGCATTGGACGCCGGGATCGCGTTGTAGGCGTCGTCGAGCGGCTGTGCGACCACCTGCGCCGCCTGCGCGCCATAAACGCCGCTGGCGGGCGGATACGGGCCTCCGGTGTGCTCGATGTCGTCGACCTGGCCCACGATCTGCGCGGCCTGGCCGACCTTGATGAAAATGCCCTGCGTGTTCACGCTGAACGGGATCGTGTAGCCCTGCCACGAGTCGAAGCCGTCGCGCGTCGAGTAGATCGTCATCAGGCCGTCTTCGACCGTGCCCTTTTCCAGCGCCACCGGAATCTGAAGGTCCGACATGGCCTGGCCCCAGGTGTACGTCCACGACGGCGGAACCAGGTTGCCGTACATGTCGCGCGGATCGGCCATGATGCCGACTTCGGTGCGCATCAACACGCCGTTCTTGTTGAAGATGCGGACGGTGTACGTCGTGCCAGGCTCGGGTCCGACGCTCGGGTCATCGTGGTCGAGAAGCTGGTCGGCCTGGATGATGCGGTCGCGGTGGTTCCAGGTCAGCGGCAGCAGCGGATCGTCGGCGGTCATGGTGTGCGGCACCCACCAGCGATCCCCGCGCACGCGCAGCGCGCCAGGCGGATACGGGCGGAACTGCCGCCAGTTGTACGTCACGGCGTCGACCTCGGACGCGGCCAGTGGCAGCTTGCCGCCGCCGATGGTGAACGGCGCGTACTTCACGGATGTCGTCTCGCCGGCACTGTGCTCGGCCAGGTCGCCGCCGATGCCCTGGATCGGGTTCAGGAACCAGATCAGCGTCTCCTTCGCGTGGCGCGCCGGCACCGTGTCCGCGCAGCCGCGTTTCACCGCGATCTGGCCCGGCGCGATGGCCGTCACCTGCATGAACTCGTCGTCGCACAGCGCCGGCATGCCGACCTTCAGCGAGTCGATGCGCGGGAAGTTCGCGCGGCCTAGTTTGATGGTGCGGTCCAGGTAATCAATCGGCTCGGCCAATTCGGACAGCGGCGCGAACTGCGCGCTGCGGCCATCTGCTTTGTAGTCTTCGTTTGCCATCGTCAGCACGGATAGGAGGGAACGCGGATCGGCACCACGTAGGATTGCAGGGACCGCAGCGTGTTGATCTTCGCTTCGATGCGGCAGTAGATGACGACCGTACCGCACACGCCCAGCGCGCGGCCGGCGACCAGGCCATCGGCTTGCGCGAGCGCGTACGGGTACATGTAGCCGGTCGCGGCCACGTCGACGTTGCGCAGGACGTTCTGCACGGCCGGCAGGCCCGAGTCGGCGGCCGGCGTCTCGTAGTAGAAGGTGAGCGCGACGACCTGGCTGTCTTCCGGCACCTGGTCAGGGTCAGCGTGCGCCACCGTGCCGCCGCCAGTCGTCAGGCGATTCCGGCGCGCCCACGAGAAGGCGACGGCGCTGCCCGAGGTTGCCTGCGCTTCCTCGAACCAGGGCCGCCCATTGACGACGATGCGGCCAGGCGCGTACGGCAACTTCGCGCGACCGTTCAGCACCAGGGACAGCGACGGCAGCGTGTTGAGCGGATACGGCGTGCTGTAGCTGACCGGGCGCAGCTTGTAAGTCGGCATTGCGCCGTCAGTGCGCGGCGCAGGATCGAACGACGATGACGACTCGAAGAACCACAGCCGCGATCCAGCGATGTGCGCGGCCGGCACCGTGTCCAGGCATCCGCGTTTGACCGTGATCTGCTTCGCGTCGACGGCGACCACCTGGACGATCTCGGCGTCGATCAGCGCGAGTTGCCCGACCTGGACGCCGCGCAGCGCCACGCCGTCGTACAGCGACGAGGTGCGCACGTTGACGATGGTTTCAAGTTCCGGCAGGCGGAAGTCCGACGTGACCCACGGCGTGAAGAACACCTGGCCCGAACCGACCGGCGAGCCGTCGACGAACAGTTCGTACTTGTCGGCCATGCGGTCGCTCGGGCGCGCGGCAACGGCGAGCACATGATCGGTCGTCGGGTCGGCCACCGCGTAGCGCACGTTCACCGCGTACGGCGTTTCGATGATCGCCTGCGAGAACTGCTGGACGTTCGCGGGCAGCGGCGCGCCGGCCGGGTGCACGTCGACGGCCATGCTGTACCACTGCCACGCCTCGAAGCCGTCGCGGCTCGACGTGAGCGTGCAGATCGGCGTCAGAACCTCGCTCGGGTTGCCCAGGTCGTAGAGCGCCTGCACGCGTCGGTAGGTGAAGTCGGTGCCGACGATTCCTTCCTCGATCCGCGCGACCTGGTGCGTAATCGGATGGTACATGCGGAAGGTGTAGGTCACGCCCGGCTCCGGGCCGATGCTTGCATCGTCGTGCCCGACAAGCTGGTCGGCCTGCAACACGCGGTCGCGGTGGAACCAGGTGACGTGCATGCCGTCGTTGCTGTCGTCGACCACGGACGTGACGTTGAAGCGCTGGCCGTCGACCATGACGTGCGCGGGCGGGTATGGGCGGAACACGCGCCAGTTGAACGTCACCTGGTCCGGTGGGATGCGCGCCGGGAGCATGCCGCCGCCGCCGATGGTGAATGGCGACGCCTTCACGCCCACCACCTCGCCGGCCGAGCGTTCCACGCGGTCGGTGCCGGTAGTCGACGAATCGAACAGCCACACTACGCTGTCGGCCGGCTGCGCGGCGGGCACGGTGTCGGCGCAGCCGCGACGCACGGTGAGCGTGGTGCCGTTGATCGCGTCGATGCGCATGATCTCGTCGCCGACCATCGCGGCCATGCCGACGTGCAGCGCATCGGGCCGGGCCAGGCGGGCGCGCGTGTAGGTGAAGCTGGTGTCGAACGGGCCGAGCGCCACGTCCAGCGCCACGGACGATGCGAATGCCCCGTTCCCTTTTTTGTTGTAGTCCTCGTTTGCCATATCAGGTGCCAGTGGTAGGTGGGAATTCGTCAGGTGTCGGCGCGCCGTCTTTCACGTACAGGTTGTACGCCAGGGACAGATCGCTCGGCTTCTCGACCACCGTGCCGATATAGCCGGCATCGTTGGCGACGTACGCGAAGTCGGCGGGTGACATCGAGCCGGCCAGGATGAAGTACGGGACCTCGAACGCGCGGTGATTCAGCAGCACCGGGGCGTTGTCAGGCTTCACCGGGTTCGGCGGCTGCTGGCCGATGAACGATGCGGACGGCAGGCCGAACACGTCCTGCACGGCGGTGATCGTGATGGTCCCGTTCGTCAGCGTGCCGTCCTCGATCTTGCCGGCTCGGACCACGATGTCGCCGATCCCGCGCACGGTGTCCTGGATGCGGAAGACGCCGGCCGGTGGGATGCGCCAGGCGCGCCGGTCGAACGTGATGGTGAACTGGCGCAGGGCCATCGCGCTAAGTCGAAGTTCGCGCTGCGCCACGCGGCGGGCCAGTTCGGCGGTCGGCAATCCGCTGTACGTTTTCTTGATCGAGTTGAACACGCCGCGCGTGGCCTGAAGCGATGCGAGGTTCTGCGCGTTCACGGTACGCACCTCGTTGCTCACCGGGTCCGTGTATTCGACGATGACCTCGTTGACGGCCGGCCCGAGACTCGACACCGCGTTCTCTTTGATTTCCAGCACGCCGCTGTCTGTCGAGTAGACCGGGAGTGTCGCCACGTCGTAATCCTTTCGGATCAGCTTCAGGGTAATGAGCGACGTTTCGCGGTCGGCATAGATCGCTGCGCCGATGTGGTCGATCACGGACTGCACGAACGAGTCGAGCGCATCGCGGCGCGCCCACTTGATGCACAAGCCGAATCCCTCGGCGGCCAGCGTGTCGGCGGCTGTCGTGAACGATGCCACGTTCAGCGACGACGCCGGCAGGCCACGGCCCCACTCGCGATTCGTGTAGCACTCGTACAGGATGTGCGCAGGGTTCATCGCGTGGATCGGCGGATACGTCACGTTGGTCTGCACGTCGGTGTCGACCACCTGCCACTTCCACGGACTGCCCTGATTCTGAAGGACCGGCGTGCTGGTGGTCGTCGTCACCTTGTCGCCGTTCAGTTGGATCAGCGCCTTCTCGGGATACCAGGGCGCGTCGTCCTGCCAGCCCTTCGTCGTGCGGCGCACGCGGAAAGACCAGGCTTTCGGATACGGCGAGTTGCTGGCGATCTGGCCGTTGTAGAAGCCAGTGACCATGCGGCGAAAACCCGGCAGCGCGTGCCCGAGCATCTGGACCAGCGAGGCCACGGCCTTCTGCGTCGGCTCACCCATCATCAACTCGAACTTACCCTTGATGCCGCCTTCCTGGTTGTCGCCGCCGAACAGGTCCGGCTTGTCGATCATGAAGGAACCGGACGCACTCTGTTCGCCTTCCCAGGCCACTTTGTCGCCCACCTTGATCGCGACGATGGAATTCACCGGGCCGCGACCCAGGCCCATGTGAATGCCGAAGCTGTACTTCCACCCGGTAATCGGGTCACTATTCTTGCCCATTGCTCACCTCGTTCTTCTGCGCCTCTTCCTCGCGCGCCAGCTTGCACACCGTCAGCGCGAAGTGATCGCCGGTCGCTTCGAGCACGTCGCACTCGATGCCGTGTTTGAGGAATTCGGTGTAATTGATGTTGTGACGTTCGGCCCATGCACGCGCACCTCTCATGCACAGGCCGCTCGCGCGGATGTGACGCACGTACATGCGCGTCATTTTTTGCTGCCGGCGTTGTGGATTTCTTCGACCTTATAGTTGCCGACCGCGAGGACCATCCAGTCCTCCGTCCAGCAGTCGCCGAAGAATACTGCTTGCGGCGTTCCTTCATCGGCTTGCGGGAAGTCGATGTCCTCGAATGCGGTGGGTTGTGCGCCCTGCTGCTTCGGCATGGTGGCATAGCTAATCAAATAGCTCGCCACCATCATTGCGATCATCCAGTAGATGTTCACGTTCGCTGTCCTTTAGAAGACAGGATCACCATCGAACGGGGATTTACCGGGGAGGTCCGGCACCCCGCCGTAGTTATCCAGATTGTTGAATTTGTCGACGCAATCCTTCGTCGTGCGCGAGCACCCCGGATACGCGTTGACGGCCAGGCCGTAGTATAGGCCATCGGCCAGTCCGAACATTTCGCACGTCGAGCCGGTCTGCTTCTCGATGGCGCGGAATTCCAGGCCACGAGACGGGTGCGTCCATTCGATGAAGCCGCCGTCGAACGTGCCGTCCGCGACGCCGTTGAGGCCGTTGAACGACACCAGGTTGTCCACGATGTCGACGACCACCAGCGGCTTCACATGCGCCATCTTGTCGGCCTTGCAGGTGAGTTCGTCGTACAGCGCGTACGGGCAATTGCGCTGCCAGCCGAGCCGCAGGCCGTCGCGCTGCATCGACGCGCTGATCGTGTCGCACGTCAGGATCGCGGTGCCAGGTTCCGGCTGGTTCACCTGGTACAACTCGCCCACGTAGCCGAGCACCGCGTTCGCGTCACCCTCGTGGTAGTGGTAGATGCTGACCATGATGGATTGCGACGGCGGTGTGCCGAGGAACATCTGCGCGGGCGCGATGCTTGACGGTGCCGTGATTTCCAGGCTGTCGGTCGTGGCCTCGCCGCTGATCTTCACGCCGTTGTCGGAGATGGGCGATGCGATCCACCTGTAGCCGTTCAGCGTCACGTCGGCGTCGCTGGACGTGTAGCGCCAGGTTGCAGCGCCGAGCGTGAACGCGTACAGGAAAATCGGGCGGCCGTCTTCGTTGCTCGATTCGATGGTAGTGAAGGTCATGCTGGTACGGTCCTCTGGTTGGTGGCCTGGCGAAGTGTGACCGCAACGTCGATCACGGCCTGGCCGTTAGTCGGGTGATGAATCTCGAACTGGTCCTGCGCGAAGCGAGTTTCGCATACGAACGAGATGCGCTTCAGATCGGCCATGCGGATCGCCGGCAGCGCCGCGTCGAGCACGAGCGTTTCGCTTTCGAGCGTGAGGCCGTGCCGGTTCTCGCGCGCGTCGGTGATCGTGCGGTACAGGTTCGGCGAGCCGTCGCGGAATTGGAAGACCAACTGGCGGCGGTTCGGCTGCGGGCGCAGCATCGAGCGCGCGAAGCCCTGCGACTGGATTTCCAGTTCGACGCCGCCAGTGATGTCGCCCACCGGCTCGATGTCCTGCATGAACGTCGGCGCATAGAAGTGCTGCGCCTGGCCGCGCGCCGCCTGAAGGAACTGCCGCAGCGCGAACGCGTTGGCGCGCCCGTACAGCCGCAGGTTCGCCTGCACCACTGCCGTCGTGTACCGGCCATGATCGGTGACGGCTACCGCGCCGCTGCTGTTGTCGAGCACGTAGTTCTTCCGCGAGAATTCCACGTCCAGGGTATTCGCGCGGTCGACGCGCCAGGCGAAGTACGGCTGGCCGCCGCTCTGCTGGCCCCACGACGCCGGCACCTGGTATGGTTCAACCAGGTCGAACAGGACTTGCGCAGTGCTCACCGTGTCCGTCACGCGGGACATCTTCGGATTCTGCGTGACGATGCGCGCGGTGCGCATTGGATAGATGCGCGTACCGGCCGGCCAGGTGCGCGGCGGCGGCGAGGCCCACGAGAAGCGCGTGTCCTGCACGTCGCCGACTTCCAGCAAATCGTACTGGTCCGGGTCGCCGTTGTTCACGAACACGATGTCGCCTTTGCGGAACTCGCGGAAGCGCAGATCGTTCAGCGTGACGCCGGCAGCTTCCATGTCGATGCCGTCCAACATCTTGACCTGTTCGTGCCACAGCGGGACCAGGAACATCGCCGGCCCGACGCCGCTGAAGAAGGCGTCCATGCGCTGCGCCTGCGCGCGCTGCCGCAGGAACGACGCCTCGAACGACCGGCGCGCGTTGCGGCGCACCGAACGGCGCTGCTCTGCGTCAGTCTCGCTCGCCAGCACGTCGGTCTGCCAGGACAGGCGCTCGACGATGCCGTCCTTCCAATTCGGCAGCACCGTCCACACCGGCATGCTGTATCGCGGGTCCTCGCCGGTCGGCAGATCGACATCGTTGATCGGCGCGTCGTCGAGAACCCATCCCTCTTTCGCCGATGTGTAGACGATGGTGTCGCCGCGCATGATCGTCATCGTGAACACGCACGGCGTTTGCCCGACAGGCAGGTTCACCAGAATCACGTCCATGCGGTACTGCCCGGCCGGGATGTGCACGGTGAACGTCTTCGGCTCGCCGATCACCACCTGGCCGATGATCTGAAGGTTCAGTTGCTCCGTGCCTAGCCATATCGTTGCCGCGTCGTCGGCACTAACGGCGAAGGAGTAATCGCCGTCCACGTCGAAGTTGATCCGGCGCGCGAGGTAGTACGTTGCCGGCCCCGCTGCCGCGCCGACAGGATTTGCGACCGAGACTTGTTTTTCACCATTCGGGTTTTCGGTAGGGAAGTCATAGGGTGTGCGAAGTGCCATGATTTAACGAAGCCATTGTTTGAGGGTTGCGATGTTTTTCTTCAGGTGGACCAGCGTGACCTTCTCGCCTTCCGACGAGGACATCGCCTCGGGCACGCGGGCACGGTCGTCGACCAGGACGAAGCGATTACCGGCACCGCCGTCAGCCGGCGCGCCAGCAGCTTTGCCGCCGTTCAGGACGTGACGCGGATCGTCGCGGGTCAGCACCTCTTCGTTCTTTTCCAGGATCGCCGGCATCTCGTTCGGCTTCAGGCCCACGATACCGCCAGTGTGATAGCGCACGGCGTTCGTGAACACGTCGGCGGCCACGGAGCGCGTGAACGTCCGCGACTGACCCATCACGCCGCCACGGTGCGCGCCGGCCGCCGCCACGCCGCCCGCTGCTGCCGCTGCGCCGCCGATCCCGCTGGACGCGCCCATCGCTTTGACCAGGGCATTCAGGATCATCTGCTTCAGGATGGCCTGCGCGATCTCCATGAGGAACTGCGCGAAGAACTGACCGATGGCGGCCAGCGCACCACGGAAGCCCTGACCGATGCTCTCGGCACCGCTGGCGACCTTCGCGATCTGTTCGGCGAGCGACTGGAACGCGGTGACGCCGTTGGTCGCGATGCTGTTCACGATGGTCTTGTCCAGGTCCGACGATGCCGCGTGCGCGTTCTGCGTTTCCAGCTTCAGCTTGCCAGCGCCGGCCGACGCCTTGTTGAACGCATCCTCGCTGATCGCACCGAAGTCGCGGGCGGTCTGCAACAGGCGCAGCAGTTCGTCCACGTTGGCGGTGATGCGATCCTTATACGCTGCGGCGTTGGCGTTCATCTCGGCGGCTTCCTGCGTCGAGTCGATGATGCCCAGCTTGCGCTTCGTGGCGATCAGATCGAGGTCGCGCTGCTGCTGTTCGAGAATCTGGTTCAGCGTGGTCTGCTGCGCGGCCAGGTTGTTCGCGGCCAGGGTTGCATCCACGTCCGACTTCGCCATGCCGGCGCGCACGCTCGACACCAGGTTCGAGTAGGCCACCGGGTCGAGCACGGACTTCACGCTCGCGGCGAATTTGAGCGCGGCCTGGCCGGCTTCCTCGACACCAGGGCCGAGCGTGGCGACCGCGTAGTTCGTCTGATCGAGGAATTGCTGCGACGAGATTTTGCCAGTGTCGTACAGGGTCTTGATCTCGTTCAGGCGGTTTTGCAGGATGGTCTGCTTCGCGTTGAATTCGTCGGCCAGGCGGTTCGCCTCGTCGCGGTCGCTGTTCTCGCCTTCCAGGATTTCGCGCTGCTTCTTCAGCACGTCGAGACGCGCCTGGTCAGCGGCGGCCTGCTGCGGGTTCACCTTCTTCTCGGCGAGAATCTTGGTGTTCAACTCGTCGTAGGCGTGGCTGATCTTGTCGATGCGCGCGGCGCGGCGTTCCTCGTACGGCTTCGTCGGATCGGCCTTCGCGTTCTTGGCCGCGATGTCGGCTTCGATACCATCCAGCTTGTCCTTAATCTCCATCGCCAGGCGCACGCGGCGGTCGCCTTCCTGCTTGCCCTTCGCGGCCTGCTCGTTGTAGAACTTCGCACGTTCGGCGGCCACGGCTTTCGCTTCGGCCGCGTCGATGATGCGCTTCGCTTCCTGGTAAGACGCCTCGCTGGTCAATCCCTTTTTCTGTTCCTCGCGTTCCTTTTCGTACGGCTCGCGGATGATCGCCAGGCGGTCTTCCAGTTCCTCCTTCGCGCTTCGCAGGCGTTGCTCCTTCATCGCGCGATCGGACTTTTTCTCGTCAGCGAGCATCGCCTTGCGCAGCGCGGCCAGCTTCGTCGGGTCGTCGTTAGGATCGCCCGGATACGCGGTGTCGCCCGAGTTGCTGCCCATCGCTGCGGCCTCGCGCTTCTTCTGATCCTGCAAAGCGTAGTTCGTCTTCGCGTCGAAGTTCACGTCCTTAGCCTGCGCCTCGGCGATCAGGCGAGACTGTTCCTTCGCGGCGTCGACGGCGATCTTCGACAGCTTGTCGTACTGCGCCTTCAGCGCGGCCTGCTGTTCTTTGTCGGTATTCGCGTCCAGCTTTTTGCGCGCCGCCGCCGCGTCCTCGAATGCCTTGGTCGCCGCGTTCGTTGCACCCACGATGCGCTCGCGAATCCCGTTGTCCATCATGTTGAGGATTGCGCCCGTCGCCTCGTACGCGGCATAGCCGGCCGCCAGCACCACCGTTGCCTTGCTCAACAAGCCGAACGCGCGCACCAGGTTCATCACGAGCGGCGTCAAGCGCGCCACCACGCCGGCCACGCCACCAGTGCCGAGTGCTGCGGTGATCGCGGCTGCTGCCTCGGTGCGGGCCATCCAGGCGTTCAGTGCAACGATGGAACCCTGAAGCGCGACGACTTCGGTGCGCACGGCCACGAACGCCGCAGGCAGCGAGAACAGCCAGGCGATGATCTTCACGCCGATCACGGCTTCCAGGGCCAGCTTGAATGCGTCGAAGTGGTCGATCACGAATTGCAGCACGTTCAGCACGGCCACGAACGCCGAGGAAAGCTGCGTGGCGAACTTGTCGGCGGTGCCGTCGTTCAGCATGGCCGACAGCTTGTTGAGAAGCTGCTGGTACGCCTGCACGAATCCGCCGTTCGCGGTGTTGTTGAGGAAGCGATTGAACGCGTTGTCGAACCGCGCCTGCGACTGCGACAGGTTCTCGACGCCATTGCCGACCACGCCGTACGTGTCCTTCAGTTCCTTCGCGACCTTGATGAGCAACGACGGCGCGATCTGACCATCCTGCATCGCCTTCGCGAAGTCCTGGGTCGTCATGTTCGCGGCCTTCGCGAACAGGTTGTACGCGCCCGGCAGCGCATCGCCAAGCTGCTGCGACAGTTCCTCGGCGCTGACCTTGCCCTTGTTGAACATCTGCTCGATGGCCTTGAACACGCGTTCCGACTCGACGGCCGACAGGCCCAGCTTCGATGTCGCGGTTGCGAAGCCCTCGAAGATGTAGCGGGTCTGCTGCGTGTTCATGCCGGCCTGCTTCGCGGCGATGGCGAGTTTCGAGTAGGCCGGGGCCACCTTCGTGAAGCTGACGCCGATGCGGTCTGTCGCGGCTTGCAGATACGCGTAATCGGACGCCGCCGCCTTCGCATTCCCGTTGTTCACGACCAGCAGGCGGTTCATGATGGCCTGCGTCTGGTTGTACGCTTCGAGCGTTTTCTTGCCGAGTTCGATTGCGGCGTTCAGGCCCACGAAGCCAGCGGCCAGGGACAGCAGTTCGCCGCGCAAGCGCTGCGCGTACGACAGCGTGGTCCGGCCACCTTCACCGCCGAAGAACGACAGGATGCGCGAGCCGGTTTGCTCGGCCGCCGCGCCGTTCGCACGGTAGGCCGCGTTCAGCGAGTTGAGCGCCTGCGTGGCGCGGTTGGTCTGGTCGACAAGCTGCTGCTCGGCCTGCGCAAGCTGCGCGGTGTTCACGCCAGCGGCGGTCAGCGTGGCCTGCGTTTGCCGGGCAGCGGTCATGAGGTTGCCCAGCGCGGTCGCGGATTGCTGCAACGTGCGCTGCGCGGCGGCCAGGCGGGTCGTAATGTCGTCGCCACCGTTCCCCGCGCGCATCGCCGCGATCAGGTTGTTCACCGCCGTCCGGTTCTGCGTGTATTCGTAACGAGCGGCCCGCAGCGCCGCGATCTGGTTCTGGTAGGTATCCACCTGGCCGGCGACCGCCAAAAGCGCCGCCTGCGTGCGCCTGGCGTCTTCCAGGGCACCTCGATAGTCGCGGACAGGTCCACGGATCGCGGTGACGCGCGCTTCCAGGCGACCCACTGCGTCCTCGATCCCGGTGATCGAGCGTACGGCGGCATCGGCCGGGTTCTGGATGTCGCGGATTTGCTGGGACAGTTGCGGCGTCAGGACCGGCGTTTGCCCGCGTGCGGTGACGACCGAACTGCGGCTCATGCGCTCGGCGGCGTCGGCGGCCTGCTGCAATGCCTGCTGCTGCGCGCGCAGTGCGGCGGTCTTCTTGTTCAGTTCCTCGGTCGCCTGGCGCTGCGCCTGCGCGAACAGCACGTCGACCTCGACCTGACGCTCGCGGTTCTTGTCGGCGGCGGCCTGGTTCGCGGCTACCTGCGCGGCACGTTCGGCGGCCAGGGCGGCGGCCACGTCGCGCTCGGCCTGCGCGAACTGGTTGTCGACCTTCACCTGCAATTCGCGCTGTGCGATGGCGTCGGCCTGCGCTTTGCGGCGCGCGGCGTCGGCGTCGGCCGTGTTGATCGCGCGTTCCTGCTTTTCCAGGGCGGCGTTCGCCTGGTTCACGGCGTCGACGATCTTCTTCTGCGAGTCGGCCAGGTTCGAGGCCGTGATGCCGAATGCAGCGAGGCGCTGGCCGGTGGCGTCGACGCGGGCCTGCGCGCGCTCGTACTGCTTCTCGACCGACAGCACGGCCTTGCCCAAGCGGTTCAATTCCGCCTGCTGCGCCTTCGTGCGTTCTTCGCCGGGAGTCAGTGAGTTGGCAAAATCCTGCTGCGCCTTGCGCGCCGCTTCCAACTTCGTGTTGAGGTCGGCCAGGGTAGCCGACTGCGCCTCGTACAGCTTCGTGAGGGATTGCTGGGACAGCAGCGCCTTCGCTGCGTTTTCAAGTTTGGTGTACGACGCTTCCAGTTGCGCGACCGTCGTGGTGCCTTTCTTCGCACTCTCGATCTGCGCATCCTGCGCCTTCGTCATCTCCTTCAGGGCGTCCACTACCTTGTCGGTAGTCTGCTTCGAGTAGTTGGTCGCCCGGATTCGGAGTTCTACGTCCTGGGAATTGTTAGCCATCGGTCAGCTTTCGCAGTTGTCGGTTCAAGTTTTCTACGCCCTTACCATCGAGCGAGAGAACCGCGACGATGGCCGAATGCAGTAGGGAAGTTTCAGTTGCCATCCTACCGTGGATGCGCTCGCGAGCTATTTCTGCTTCTATCCATAGTTTCGACAGCGGATAGTCATTCGCGTGCCTGTGACCTTCTGCCATCAACAGGCTCGCATGTGCGCGGAGCGACCTATGGAATCGCTCTGCGCGGGTAAGGTGTTCTAGTCCGGTGTCGGCGTCGCGCCGCTCGGACCCATCACTTTCACCATCCCCACCAGGCTGTCGAGGAATTTTTTTGCGCCGCCCGCTTCCTCGAAGGTGAGTTCGATGATCTTGCGAACGCATTCCACCTGGACCGGCAGCGGCAGCTTCGCGGCGGTCGGCAGCAACGACTGATCCTCATCGCCGCACAGCACGATCATCTGCGCAACCATGCCCGGCGCTTCCTGCACGATGGTCGTGGCGAACTTGACGGACTGCGTGATTGCCAGGTCGCGGCTCGCGTCGTCCTCGTACAGCTTGAACAGGTTGTTGAGTTCGGACATGTAGCCGCGCATGAGCACGGAAAAATCGTTCAAGGACAGCCCGCGCAATTCGAGCGAGCCGCCCCGGAACGTCACGACATCGGATGCAATCTTGAAGTCTTTGAGTGACATTTCGGGGCGTCCTTTTTAAACGGCGGCGGCCGGCAGCGATTCGATGTACACGCGCTCGGTGTTCGCGTCCAGCTTCAGCACCTCGAAGTTGAACGACATGACTTGCCAGTCGTCGCCCTTCAGTGCGTAGTCGCCGTTCGCGGTGATCTTCACGTACGGCCAGAAGTAGTCTTTGCGCTCGCCGACCGGGTTGGTCGCCAGGAAGCGCAGCGCGCCACGGATTTCCTGACCCTTCGCGATGATGACTTCGCGGGTGACGCCTTCCTGGTCGTAGGTGACGCGCAGCACGTCGCCGTCTTCGATGTCCGCTGCATCCGGCTCGATGTAGATGCGACCGCGTGCCAGGTCGATGTCGAAGTTCGCGGCCACCACGGCGTCGGTCAGCGGCGTCGCCACGAGCGGGTCTTGCGGCGTTGCGCCGGCTGCGACGGTTGCGATCTTCACGTTGGTGACGCTGCGCGTGCCCTGCGGCGTGTCGGCGGTTTTGCCGAGTTGGTACGAGCGGCCACGAGCGGCCACGAAGTCCGGCTCGACGACGCCAGGTGCCGCGACGATGGTGGACTTGTCGATGTCACCGCCGAACCACATGGCGACGTTGGCCGGCTCGATGTTGTCGGTGCTGAAGCTGCCGGTGATGTCGTTGGTGATGGTGATCGACTCGTCCTTCACGTTCAAGCCTTCGTCGGCATCCATGTGGTCCAGGGTGTCCGAGGAACGCGATTGCGTGAGTTCCGGCGTGTTGCCGAGGTAGCGTTCGCCAGTGCCGATTTTCGAGCCGACCGCGAATTGATCGAAGTGCAGTTTGCCCTTACCGATCACATATTGTTTGCCTGCGCCTGCCATAGTTAATTCTCCAAAATGAGAGGGTGATAAAACGGGATTGCGAGTGCTCGCGCTACTCGCCGATCTTCGCTGCCATTCCTAACCGGATGGCGAGGTAGAAGAACGCGTTATTCGCCACACCTGCCTCCGGTGGCCGGATTACGGGTGGGGCGATTTCGACGGACGTAATCATACCACCCAGCAGATAGTCCTCTTTGTGCTCGGGATTGCCGTTGCGCGTTTCAGCCTGCATGCGATTCAGCCGGCGTTCAACGTCTTGGCAGAGGTAATAGATGTCGTCTTCGGTGTCTTTGCGGTTGTCGGCCGCGATCCCCTGGATCATGATCGTCCAGTAGTCCTTACGGAATGCGGCCTCTTCGCCAGCGAACGTCGCGATGTCGGCGCGCGGCGCTTCGATGATCGCCACGGCGGGCGGCTTGTCGCTGATCTCTGCGCCGATCAGGATGCGGTTGCGGTACACCTTGCCGGCCAGGTCGAATGCGTCGCCGTTCTCTTTCGACGCGCCAGCGATGAGGTCTTGCAGCGCCATGATGACCTTCAGGCGACGTGGGATGGGACGTTCTGGATTCATGTTGTGAGCCTTGTGAATTGTCGAAGGAATTCCTCGCCGACCATCTTGCCGACCGGGGCCGCGATGCGCTCGGACACCGACCTGAAAACTTGATCGACCGAGGGGCCGTACAGCAGTGCGACGCGATCCGGGACCAGCCAGCGAGTAGCGCCGGTCTTGTTGGCGATCTGCTGGCCCGGCTTGACGCGCACAGCCAGGCCGATGTTCCCGCTGTTCAGGCGCACGAGCCAGGCGGTTTTCAGGGTGACGCTTTTACCCTTCTTGACCTGGACTCGCACGCCGATGCGCGCACGACTGCCGAGCGTGGTGCCGGACGCGGCGAAACGCGCCAGGCTCGTCGGACGCTCGCGCGCGGCGATGACTGCTTCGGGATTGTTGGTGGTAGCTTTTTGAGAGACGCGGAGGCGGTCGCCGGACAGGTAGTCTTTCGGGAACGCGATCTCGTCGAGGATGCCGTTGCGGGCCAGTTTCAGCCCGCCTCGGGTGGCGACCTGGTTGATCGCCATAGTCGCAGCTTTGCCAGCTACGTCAGGAAGCCGTTGAAAGAATTCGACGGCATCAAGAATTGAATCTGCCATTGTCTCGACTCGCATGCCAGATTTCGCGTGCGGCGTCGGACTTGGGATCGCGGGTGTCGATCACGAGGACAAGGCCGGCGAAGTATCCAGCGGTGAATTTGACGAGGCCGCCGCGAGTGATCGTCACATCCTTCACGATCAGTTCGGCCACGTCGAAAAACACCCTGTCGATGGTGTCGATACTGACCGGGTAGCCATCCCCGTTCAGATCACCAGTGGCGGCCAGCTTGTCGTGCCATCGAACCCGCAGCGGCACCGGGGCGTCCAGGTTCTCGTCCTCGTACGTGGCGTCCACTGCCAGCGTGTCGTGCACGATCCGATGAACGCGGGCCTTTGCCGCTGCGAAGTCGAAGCCCATGATTACAGTTCTTCGTCCTTACCGTCAGCCTTGGCCTTCTCGGTCTTCGCTGCGGCTTTGGACTGCACCTTCGCGGCCGGCGCGCCACCATCCGGCGAGGTCGCGGCACCCAGCGGGGCCGGCGTCGAGGCGTTCGGGTTGGCGTCGGTGTCGCCGAGATTCTGGATGCCGCCCACCGGGCCGTTGTCCAGGTCGGTGATCGACTCGTTGATCGGCTGGCGCAGGGCGTTCTTGTTGATGCCCTGGATTTCCTTCATCTCGTCGGCGGTGAAGTTGAACTTGTCCTTCGCCTTGACGACGATGCGCTGGCCGTCGCGGTGCAGGATGATCTTTTGGGTTGCGATACGAATTGGCATTTGAAACTCCGTTGTGAGGGTGGTGTTGAAAGGCCGGGTTTCCCCGGCCAGTGCCTACTACTGCGGCGGTGCCGCTTACGCGACCTTGATGCTGAAGGTTGCGTTCGGCTCGCGCGGGACCATCAGCGGGGCCGATTGCGTCAGCAGGTATTCCTGCGACGGGTCTTGCTCGCGCCAGTTCTTGAAGAACGTGTCGAGCGAACGGAAGCCGGCTTCCGCGTCCATGATCGCGCCGAAGCAGCGAACGCCCTGCACCATGTCGGACACGCCGACGACGGTGTTCTGGTCCAGGTAGAACGCTTCCAGGCCGGTTTCCGGGTCGATGTACTTGGTCGTGTCGACCCAAAATTCCATGCGACCCTGACCGTTCAGGCCGGCCATCGAACCCATGTATTCCACGGTGTCGCCGTAACCGTCGTTGATGAGCGTGACGTTCGTGTTCTGGCCCGCGCCGCGATTCAGGCTGTTCATCAGTTCCTTCAGGTCGACGCGCTGGCAGAACAGTTCCCAGGCGTTCGCGCCGAAGATGTAGCGCGAGATGCGCGCGCCCGACAGTTCGTTCGCACCGACGCGACCTTCGCGCAGGTCCTTCAGCGGATCGGCGGTGGACTGGTCCCATTTCGCTGCGCCGGTCAGAACGATGGTCAGGTCCGGGTCGCGGCGGAAGTCGACCAGTTGCGACGGGTAGTCTTCGCCTTCGATGGTGACTTTGCCGTCGATGATGGCGCGAGCACCCAGCCAGTTCCAGGTGTTGTTGATCTTGACCTTCTGGCGGCGCAGCAGTTCGGCGATCACGGCGTTGCGGCGCTGCTCGATGGTCAGCGAACCACCCAGCGCTTCACCGGCTTGACGCTCGATGTGCATGGTGTAGTCCACGATGTCCTTCTGCTTCGAGTAGGCCGGCGTGAAGGTGTCGGCCTCGAAGCCTTCCAGGCGTTGCGGGCGACCGGCGACGTTCGGCACGACGAACGGTGCCAGCTTACGGTCGTCGCCGTACACGCGCTCGAACAGGATTTTGCGGCCGTCGAAGTTGATCTGGCCGGGGAAGAAGGTCAGCCAGAAAGCCGGTGCGGTTTTGATGCGACGCTGCACGGCTTGCAGGGTGTAGAGATCGAAGATGTCCATTTTTATCTAGGTTCCTATTTTCGGTAATGGGGATGCCTGCGATTACAGCAGGTGGCCGACCATGAGCATCGTGCCGGTCAGGAACGCCTTGCGTTCCAGGTACGTGTCCAGGGCGGTGCCAGTCGGCCAGATGACGGCTTCGTGGTTGAACTTGCCGGCGTTCCAGTACGGGACCGATTGACCGGCCAGGGTCGGTTGCGCGGTGATGACGGCCTGCTGCGCGGTGTGCGTGCCGGGCACGAAGCGCACCAGCGTGCCGTCAGCGGCCAGCGCCGCCAGTTCGTATTTCTGGAAGTCGACCGCGCCGATGGCGGCGTCGGTGACGACCGGCGCACCGCCGATCCACAGTTGGAACGGGCCGGGACGCGAGCCGACGTGCGCGGTGCCTGCCAGGTCCGAGCGCGGATCGAGCGGGCGTTGTTCGATTTCAGCCATGATTCAATTCTCCGTTTGCGTTGATGGGGAAGGCGGGATTATGCCTTGTCGGCCAGCTTGACGCCGCTGGCGCGCTCGTAGTCGGCCATGATCTGCGCCGCTGCATTCGGCTTCTCGCCGCCTTGCGCAGCTTGACCGGGCAGGGTGCCGTCAGCGCCGACTTGCGGGTTGCCGGTGCGGCTCATGGCGGCAGCGAAGCCGCTGTCGGCCGGCTGCTGTTGCTGTGCAGGTGCGGCTGCGGCGTCCGGGCCGGCCACGGCCAGCATTGCCTTCGCGTCGGCCAGCGACATGTTCGTGTTGAATGCCAGGTGGTTCGCCATCTTCGACTTGCCAGCGGCTTCCTCGCAATTGAGGATGCCCTGCACGCGGTCGCGCTCGGCTTTCTGCACTGCGGCCTGGTCGACGGTGCCAGCGTTTGCGGCCGGTGCCGGTTGAACGGTTGCTGCCGGTTGGCCTGCGGCCGGTTGGTTGTTGCCTTGCGTCGGGTCCATCGTGGTTTCCTTTTCTTTCGAGAGTTGAACGTCAGAGTCGTCGGCTTCTTCCGAGTCATCAATGATTGATTGCAGCGCCGCAGATGGTACTGCAATTGCATGCACCAGGCCGAGTTTCATTGCGTCGTCGGCTCGGTACGTGCGCGCCTCGGTATCATAAACGACCTTCTCGTCCAGACCCAAGTTGCGCGCCACGAGCGAAACGAATTTCGCGCGCGATTTGTCGACGCCGGCCTGGATGTCTTTCTTCACGGCCGGGTCGAGTTTTTCGTACGGGTTGCCATCCACCTTGTGATCGCCCGAGTGGATGAACGTGATGTTGATGCCCCAATCCGACAGCATCTTCGACATGTCGACGTGCATTGCGACGACACCGATGGAGCCGACGCCGGAACTCGGCGTGACGAAGATTTTGTCGGCCGCCGATGCCAGCGCCATCGACGCGGAATAGCAGTTGGAATCGACCACGGCGATGATCGGCTTGTCGCCGCGCGACTCGTAGATTTCATCGGCCAGTTCAAAGCAGCCGGCCGCTTCGCCGCCGTACGAGTTGTGGTCGTGCACGATGTACTTCACGTCCGGGTCCAGCTTCGCCGCGTTGTGCTGGTTGCGGATGAAGTTGTATCCGGTGACGTAGCCGTAGCTCGCGCCGAAGCGGTTGATGAGGGTGCCGTGGACCGGGATGATCGCGAAGCCATCGGCGAACGCGAACGGCTTGGATTGCTCGCGGCGCGAGAAGCCGTACGCCTCGCACAGTTCATGCCGCGTCTCGGTCAGGAACTTCTCGCGTGCTGCGGCCGGATCGGTCGCGGCCATCTTCGCCAGGTCTGCGGCGAGTCCCTGGTAGTGGTGTGCGATGAACACTTCATGCAGGTTCATTCGCGAAAGTGCGCTACGCGCGGCCTGGTCACTCATTGGTGGTTTCCTCCTTGTTGTCGTCAGTGGCCTTATTGTCCTTCATCGTCTTCTGCGCGTCGTTCGCGCCAGGCTGCGTCGCATCCTGGTTGAAGGTCAGACCCAATTCCCGCATCATTCGCTGCTCGCGTGCCTGCTGGCGGAACGTGCGGCGGAAGTCTTCGCCGAGGCGTGCCGACTCGGCCTGGTAGCTTGACAGGCCGCCCTTGATTCGCATGATCGCGGCCTGCGTTTCCTTCAGTTCGTCGATCTGGCCGCGCGATGCGCCGATCCACTGGCACGAGCAAATTGCCTCGCGTTTGATGGCGTCGTAGAACGCCTTCTGGAAGTCGACGCGGGACATCCCTTTCGGCATCGGCATGTCGCTCTTGAAGTAGTTGACATCCTCTTCGAGCCACAGCATGTACATCATCGTCGCCAGCTTGTCGGCCACGGTCTTCTTCCGCGACTGCATGAACTTCCACGTCTCGGCCATCGACGCGCGAGCGGACGAGTAGTTCGTCTTCGTGTAGTCCTTACTGAACTGTTCGTACGACAGGCCCAGCGGCGCGGCGATGTGGCGCAGCAGCGATTCCTCGAACTGCGTGCCAACGCCGCCCGGCGTTCCTGCGTTCTTCAGGTTCAGCTTCGTGCCGGGGAACAGGTGCGGCATCTTCACGCCGTCGATGGCGATGTTCTCGGATGCGCCCACGTACGCGGTCAGCGCGGCCATGTACTGCCCCAGCATGTCACCGAGGCCGGCCTGCCCTGCGCCCATCGACGCGAACACCACGTCGGACGGCAGTTCGGATTCGATGGCCGCCGCGTACGTCGCATTGACCACCGCGTTCTGCAACGTGATGTCCGCGAATTTCTTGGTCATCTTCATCTGCTTCAGCACGGACACCATGTCGCTGATCCCGCGCGTCTGATCCGGTTGCAGGCGGTCGGCGATGTGAAGCACCTGGCGACGGCCCCACGGCTTGCGGGCCTCGACGCGCTTCCAGGTCGGGATGTCATCCATCGGGTACAGGTCGCCCGGATGCGCTGTGCGGATGAAGTACGCGATGGGTCCGCCGTACGCGTCGCGCTCGATGCCGCGCCGGATCGTCGCCGTATCCATCTGCCCGTCCGGGTTCGACAGGCGCGTCGGCGACACCATCTGGATCGCGGTGTAGAACGGACGCTCGGGTCGGTTGTCCAGCCACTCGGCCGTGCCCAGCACCTCGCCGGTCATGACGAAGCCGCCGATGGCGAGGCGGATGATGTCGGTGAACGTCATGTTGCCGCCCGCGTCGAACCAGTTGTCGGTGGACTCGGCCAGCAGGTTGAAGCGCGCCTCGACGTATTCGGTCCATTCCTCGGCCCAGGCTTCATCGGCCCCGATCACCTTCCAGTCCGGCGTGCAGATCAGGCGGTATTGCGCGCCCACGATGCTGTCGCGGTGCGTGTGGACCGCGCCGGTAGTCAGCCCGTCGTTCTGCACGGCGTCACGGCTGCGCGCGTCGGCGATCTCCTTCACCTGGTTGATCTGCGCATCCGGCGAGATGATCGGCGGCGTCCAGGACATCATCTCGCGGCTGTTGCGTGCAGCACCTTCGATGCCACCACCCATCGCCTTCTCGCTCACGCCGGTCACGACAACGGAGCGGCCCGGAACATCAATTACATCGGCACTTGCGGCGGCCGATTTGCTCGTGCGTGTCTTTGCCATGATTTAGAAAATGAAGCGGGCCGGGCCAGCGACGCGCAGGGCGGCCGGCACGACTGCGAGTTGAGATTCGAGCGACATGATGTACGCGTACAGCGTGCCCTTGTTCGCTGCGGTGAATTCCACGCGCTCGCCGTTCTGGTCGACGATCACGCGGGCCTGGCCGCCGATGGCGAGTTGATGGTACGCGGCGCGTGCGTCCTTCAGATTCGCTTCCAGCAGCGCGCGCTGTTCTGGTGTAAGTGGTGTGGCGATAATCATAGTGGTTCCCTCAAGCTAGGGCGTTAGCCATTTCGGCAAAATTGAATCGCGATTTTACCCCACCGGCGAATGGCTTTTCCTGGTCAGGCGAGCGCACAAAGTCGTTCGTGTCCCATTCGGACGCCCATCGCGGCGGGTTATTCCAGTCGATGCTATCGACCCGGATGTACTGCGAGATGCACACGCCGATGCAATAGTAGGACAAGTCCCATGCCTCATTGCGCACGGTCGTATTGTGCTCCCATCCCTTCGGCGTCCGGTTCTCCGCGCACATCTCGGCGTAGAAGCTGTCTGCCAGCCAGTCCGGCGTGCGATACATGCCCTTGCCCGGCTCGATGCAGTCCAGGCGCGCGTCGAGGTCGTCCTTCAGCAGATTCGAGTTGAAGAACAGGACCGGGATGTCGCCGCGCGCGCCCGTCTTGCTGTCCTTCCGGTTGCTGTCCGGGTAGTTGACGCGGGTGCGCGGATTGCCCGGCTTCGGATCACCCTTCACGAGCACGAAACGCTGGTGGCGGTTCAGCTTTACCAGCTTGCGCCAGAACTGGTACGCCATGCCGGTGACGCCTTCCTGACCGCCCGAGTCGCACGCGGTGATCTTGATCGACATGAGCCGGCCGCTGTCGTCGGCGAGCGGATATTCCTTATCCATGACGTGCTCGATAAGCTGGTCCCAATCGTCCAGGTACGAGGCCGGCTTGACCCACAGCGGATCGCCTTCATCGTCCACGCGCTTCGACTTGCGCACGTCGAATCGGTCGATCAGCACCATGTCGAACGGCGTGCCAGGCATGATGCCGAACACCTGCACGACCCACATGTTTTTCTGCACGTCGACGGTGGCGACCAGGAAGCGCACACCCTCGGGCACGACGCGCTCGCCCAGCGAATGCTCGGCCCTGGCCTTCAGTGTCTCGGGCAGGCGAATCTCGCTGTGCTTGCGGCTGTAGTACGGCTCGCCCAGGTCGTTGTTGTAGAACTTCTTCAGGGATTCCTCGGTGCCGGTGCGCTCGAAGTCGTCGCACGCGTCCAGGTACATCACGACCAGCTTCTTCCACGACACGAACGCAGCGGCAACGCCGCGCAGCCAGAACGACGCGATCAGCGAGCGGATCGAGCGGCCGAACTTGCGGCCACGGTCGTCGATGGCCTCGCCGTCCTTCAACCACATGCCCCAAAGGTTCATCTCGTAGCGGTCATCGGGCACGATGTGGTGCGCGCACTTCGGGCATTCCATATAAACCGTTTCCGCCGCGTCCAGGTTCGACATGCCCGGCTTGCGGTCGTACTTCAGCATCTCGAACTTACCCTCGAAGTAGTGATCGCAGCATGGGCACGGCCAGTACCAGCGGCGGCGGTCGCCACGGTTGTACAGGCCGATGATCCCGTCGCACGGCGGTGCTTCGTGCGGCGTGCGCGCGATCCACTTGATGTCCTTCACCTCGCGCGACGGCGACGATTCGGCCACGCACATCGCATTCGAGCCGAAGGTCGTGGTTCGCTTCATCGCCAGGTCGAACGGCTCGCCGTCGCCGTCCACGTCGTCCGGCATACGGTCACGGTCGGTCAGCACCACGCGGCCGATTGGCTTACCTGCCAGTTCGGTCGGCGTCGGCCAGGACAGCGACAGCATCATGCCGGTGTTGTACAGCTTGTCGAACTTGTTGTCGTTGTCCGCGCCCGGCGTCAGCATCTTCCCGATCTCGGGTGAGTAGCGGTTCAGGCGGTCGATACGGCGCATGGAGAAGTCGCGGGCCGCCGTGTTCGTCGGGCACACGATCATCATGTCCATCGGGTCGATCTTGATGGAATAGAGCGTGGTGTTGATGACCAGGGCGTCCGTCTTCGCCGACTGCGCCGGCCCGACGAAGATCATGCCGGTGTAGTTCGTCGACGCGAACACGTTCATCGGCTCGACCATGTACGGCGTCGTCGTGTTGAACCAGGGACCCACGTACGCGCCTGGCGAATTCACGATCCGGTACTTGTGCGCCGCGTCGGCCACGGTGGTGCGCTCGGGCGGGCGCAGCATCTCCGCGCACGACAGCGCGATCTGTTCTACGGAATTAAAGTTCATCGTCGTCCTCGTGTTTCGGTGCGCCGCCGCGCGCGGCAAACACTGCATCCTCCGCTTGCTCGATCACCTGCGGATTCGTCGGTGCCTTGCTGAATTCCTCCTTCACTGCGCGGTACAGTTCTTCCAGCATGCCGTCGCCCAGCGACTTCACCAGGTGGCGTTGCCGGTCGGTGAGTTCGGCCTGGCGGTCCACCGCGTCGGCCATCAGGCGGATGCTCATCTTCACCATCTTCATCAGGCCGCCGATCACCTCGACCACGCGCGTCGTCGGCCACAGGTTGCCTTCGCGCTGCTCGTATTCCTGGCGCGAGCGCAGGCCGGCCCAAAACTCTTTCGTCAGGTGCTTCGGCAGATCGTTGTGGTGCATCCGCTTAATGTATTCCTCGATCTCGTACGCCGGCTTCACGAGATAGGGTGCTACCTCGTGCACCTGGTAGATGTTCACGCCGTTGCGTTCGCCGCTCGGCTTGCATCCGCCCTTTTCCAGCTTCTCGACCAGGACGCGGTGATCCATGCGAAACAGGTTGCCGAGTTGCGACAGGTTCGCGCCGTCGTACAGGATCGCGCGTGTGGTGTCGTCGGTTGCGTCAGTTCTTTTTGCCATTGATTCGCTCGTCGATAAGTTGCACTCGGGCGCGCCTCGACAGGCGGCCGATGTCTTCGATGTGATTGAGGTGATACTGCTGAAGCGGGCGACTGCAATTGCGGTACGCCGCGTATGTGGAATAGGCGATGCCGATCACCTGGCATGCTCTCGGTGGATCGAGGCCCAGCATGTCCTCGAAGTCCACCAGTGTCTTCAGTTCACTCATGTCCTCTCGCGTCTATTCATTGAATAGCAGCGATACTACACGATGCGGGGCCGAAGCCCCGGCTTGTCAAAGTTCGTCGTAGCAGTCGGACCCAGGACCGCATGGGCCGCCTGCGTCGCCGCAGTTCGGACAGCACTCGTGCGGCAGCAGGAATTCGTCGGGCACATCCAACTCGTCGACTTCGACCAGGTTGCCGGCCTCGCTGCACACCGCCCATTCGCCGAGCGTCATCTGCGCGTAGCTGTCGCTCTCGGGATGGTAGTACCAGCGCTTCACGTCGTCGACGATCTCGTCTTCCAGCTTCACCTCGTCGCTCATCTTCGTGTCGGCCAGGATTTCGACAACCTGGTCCCAATCCGCGTCTTCTGGCTGCACCTTCTTCCGACCCTTCAGCAGCTTGCGCAGCTTCGTCCGCATGCGCTTCATGAGGCGGAACAGCATGTCCTGCGCGTCTTCCTTCGCGGTGAGCGCCTGCACCACGGCCTCGTCGAGCGTGTCGCGGCACACCAGCAGATAGACCAGCACGCGGTGCTTCTGACCCTGGCGTGCGAGGCGGCCGATGAACTGAAGGTACAGTTCGAGCGACCAGGGGATGTCGTAGAACACGATGATGTGCCCGCCCTTTTGCAGATTGAGGCCGTGCCCGCCCGACGCCGGGTGCATCGCCAGGATCGGTATCTTCCCGGCGTTCCACGGCTTCACGCATTTACCCTCGGCGTCCATGAAGGTGATCTTGGTGCCGAATGCCTTCTTCAGCCGGTCTTTCGATGCGCGGTGGTGGTAGCCGACCAGGATGTTCCGGCCCTGCGACTCTTCGATGATCTGCTTCAGTTCCTCCAACTTGTGCGTGTGAATCTGGTGAATCTTCTGAATTTTGACGTGATCGTCCTCGTCGGTTTCACCGGGTTCCAGCTTCGTCTCGTACAGCACGCCGGACGCCATTTGCAGCAGCTTCGCCGACAGCGCCGCAGCCGTCTCGGCCTCGATCTCGCTGCCATCGTCGAGCGTGACCACCATGTCGGCTTCCATCTTGCGGTACAGGGCCATCTGCTCGGGCGACATCGTGACGTGGCGCGTGACGAACAGCGGCGGCGTGCGCGGCAGGTAGTCCTCTTCCTTCATGACCAGGCAGATGTCGCTGATCTTCGCCAGGATCGCCGGCTCCGCGCCAGGCCGCAGCTTCCACTTCCGCGTGTAGCGGTTTTCGGTGAAGAACTCTTCGCGGAACCTGGTGATCTCTTTGCCGAAGCGCTTGCCGCCGTCGATCAGGTAAATCTGCGCGAACAGGTGCAGGTAGCTCTCGGCGGCCGGCGTCGCGGTCAGGATGTGCATGCGCGTGATGAAGCCCGGCTGATCGCGCACGGCCTGCAACGCCTTGAAGCGGGCCGCGTTGTGATCTTTGAAGCCGCTGGACTCGTCGATGATGACGGTCCTGTACGGCCATTTCAGCTTGCGCACGCGGTAGTAGGCCACGAGCCATTCGACCCAATCGCGCGAGATCAGGTGCACGCTCGCCTTGCTCAACGTCGCGGCCTCGCGGATGTCCTCGCGCATCTGCGCCGCAGCGCGCGTGCCGGCCGCCTGCGCTTCCTTCTCGATCTCCGACTTGAACATGCGCAGGTTGGCGCATTCGGCGCGGCGCGCACGGATCGCGTCGCGGCTGGCGGCCTTCACGCGCGGATCATCGTCGTCGACGTGGATGATCGAGAGGTTCAGGTGGGCCAGGTGGTTCCACTTCCTGAATTCGTCCGGCCAGGTCTGCGTGGCGACGCGCAGCGGGCCGATCACGAGCACCGGGTTGTCGTCGACGAACTCGGCCACCAGGTCGGCGATGAGCGTGGCCGTGGTGACGGTTTTGCCGAGGCCCATGTCGATGAAGAGGCCCGAGAATGGGTTCTCCTTCAGGAACTTCAGGCCGGTGTTCTGGTATCCGTGCATCTGCTCGCGGTACAGTTCCACGTCCGCGAACTTCGCGCGGATGCGCCGCAAAAAATGGTCTGCTACTACGCTCATTTCATCAACTCCTTAAACTGGTCCAGGTCGTCCAGGACGTGCACTTCCGCGCCGTGCTCGCGCATTTCCCTGATCCTGCGGACCTGGATCGCGGACAGGCCGCTCTCGCCGCGACCTGGCCTCTTCCACTCGATCCACACCACCCGGCCGCGCCGGATGTAGCAGCGATCCGGCAGGCCGTTGAAGGTCGGCGATTCGACCTTGAACGTGAACCAGCCGCGCTTCTCCGCGTACTTGTGAGCCTTGCTGGTGTTATCGCTTTCCAGCGCCGGCTTCACGTCAAATATCTTCACCATCGTCGTCATCCTCTGCATACGGTCGTTCTTCGCGACAGGTCTTGCACATGCGCGTGTCGTGGCCCGCTTCGTCCAGGGTTTGCCAGTTCTCGCGCACCTTCTTCTCGGCCTTGCCGCACAGTGCCGTGCGTGTCGCCATGTCGACGACGTGCGCGGTCTTCTGGCCCGGCAGCACCAACGTGCGATAGCCGAAGTTTTCCAGCTTCGGGTTCTTGGTGCGCAGGCCGATGTCGTCCAGGCGCGCGTACGCCTCGCGCACATACCAGTCGTAGTCGATGTCGTCCGGGAAGGACTCAGGCAGGTTCATGCAGGGCACAGCGCCGGTCGTGCCGGCCACGCGCGCGCCGTTCTGCTTCGCGATGAACCCGCGTTCGCCTTCGCCGTGATACCAGCGCACCATCTTGCCCAGGTACTCGCCATCCTTCAGGCCGCCTTCCTTCTGCGTGCCGTCCGGCAGCGTGCATTTGCCCACCTGCTTGACGCCGATGAACTGCGTGAAGTCGCGGCACTTGCGGATCGTCTCTTCGATGTCCGCGCCGGTCAGCAGGTAGTCGACCACGGCCTGCGAACAGATGTCGAAGGTCGGGTCGTGCTTCGCTTGCAGGCCGGCCTTCGCGAACAGTCCCTTGCGCTTCACTTCCGGCTGCAACACGCCGGTTTTGTCCGGGATCATGAGCACCTGGCCTGGCTCCTTCGGGTCCTCGACGATGGCGAGGTAGCTGTTCACGTCGCGGCTGTACACGCCCAGGTAGCGCACGGCCTCGGTGGTGAAGCCGGTGTCCATTTCCCAATCCGCGACGATGCACGCGAACATGCCGTAGCGCTCGCGCGGGATCACGGTCACGATGCCGTCCGTGTTGGCCGAGATGACGTTGAAGCCGTTCAGGTGCAGTTCCTCGATCAGCATCAGCAGGGACAGTTGCCCGGTCAGCGTGGTCGAGATCAGCAGGCGCGGCGAGTAGACGATGGAGTACGGCGAGCCGGTCTTGCCGAACGTGCCGTTGTTGACGATCTTGAAGGAGTCCGAGCGCTTCTTGTACTTCATCGACTCGGACGGGTTGGACTTCTTCAGGCGCGCGGCCTGCTCTTTGTACTGGTCGCGCAGTTCGACGAAGCGCGTGAAGATCGGCACGAACTGCTTGCCCACGGCCTGCGGCACGTATCCGCAACCCAGGATCAGGCGCGGGTAATAGGCGCGCACGTCGCGGTCTTCGATGATCGTGTTCTCGTCGGCCACGAAGGACCGGCGCTTCTCTTTCGAGTGCAGGCCGCCGATGCCGATCTTGTAGTCGGTGCCGCCGATGCGCAGGCGCTCGTTCAGGTCTTTGATGGTCTGCGGCAGCTTCACGACGCCGTACGATTTCTTGTCGTCCGGGTTCTCGGCCGAGACGAAGAATCTGGTGGCCTCGATCTGCGCCAGCACGTCGCGCAGCAGCGGCGTCTTGAACTTGATGAAGTGCGGCGTCTCGTACTTGAACGAGAAGGTCTTGACGGTCGGCTTTTCCGGCTTGTAGCCGGTGATCTTCTCGACCTCGCGGCCGATCAGGGTTTCCGCGATCTGCGCGTCGGACTTCGAGCGCACGTCGACGCCGTACTCGACGCTGATCTCGTTGCGGATGTCGATTTCTTCGCGCAGGCGCAGGGCCAGTTCGCCGGTCGTGTCCAGGTCGTTGCCCAGGTACTTGCGCATGAGCGGCCGGCGCGCGGCACCGATCAATTCGGACGGGTCGATGGGGAGTTCCTGCAACCAGGGCATGTTCATTCGCGCGCCGTACTTCTTCAGCGACAGCTTCACGCCGGGCGCGACTTCCATGAGGTCGATGTGGTCCAGGTAATCGGGAAGCTGGCAGTGGTAGCGGTCCAGGAACTTCCACAGCGGCAGGCGGTATTTGAAGATCGCGTCGTTCGCTTCCTTCAGCTTCTCGTTGCTCGCGCCGGCCATCGCGAGCGCGATCATCATGAGGTCGTAGCCGAGGCCGTTGAACGTGTACAGGCGGAAGCCGCGCATGATTTTCGCGATCTTGCGGCGGTCCAGGTCCAGGCCGTCATACTTTTCCAGGATGACCTTTTTGCCGGTTTCCAGGTTCTTGAATCCGATGCTCCAATAATCGCGGTAGCACTCGGTATCGCACGCGGCCTCGGGCCGTTTGTCGAGGAAGGTTTTGATGGATATGGGCATGGTGATCTCTAAACGAAACAACGCCGCAGGTTGTGAGTCTGCGGCGTTGCGGGTACTTCGTGGATTACAGGTCGTCGTCGTCTTCGTCTTCGGCTTCCTCGACATCCCATGCGCCGGAATCGTCGATGCGGCCCTGGCCGAATGCCTTGTCGTCCTTCACGAACATCGCGCCGACCAGGCCGGCGTTCAGTCGCTTACCGTGCTCGTTGTTCTGAACCCACGGACGAATCAGCATGTGGCCCCATGCGCCACCGTAGAACATGTCGAGGATTTGTTGCAGGTCCTCGACCGGATCGAGCTTCACGCCTTTCTTGTCGCGGAGCGTCGGGCGGTTGGTTTCGCGCGCACTGAGGAACCAGTGGCCCGCGTAGGTGTTGTCGACATCGCTGTCGTCATCATCGTCGCGGTTTGCGTCGCCGTCGCGCAGGAACTTCTTGTCGGCCGGGACGGTGATCTTGGCTTCCGCCAGGATCGCCTTCATGACCTTCGCGATTGCGGTCTTCGCTTCTTCGTGGGTTTCCTTCGGCATGAGGCCCACCAGGCCGTACTTCGCCACGCCCTTGTCGCTTTCCTTCTTCCACGGCTTGTCGACGTGAGGGTAGGAGAAGCGCACGTTGTCCACGCGGATCACGCCTTCGTTGTAGATCACATAGTTCTTGCCGCGCTCTTTGACAGTCAGTTGTGCCATTTCAGTTTTCCTTCGATATAAACGATATAAATGAATTTACGATCACTCGCTAAATTCGTTAAAAGCGTCGTCGTATTTCACGGCCAGGGCAGGCCGCGAATCCTTTATCGACGCCAGGGTTGCCTTGCCCGGTGGTTTGAAGATCAGGCCATCCAGCAGTTCCGGGATGTCCTTTTTCTTGTAGCCCTCGGCCATCAACAACTCTTCGACCCTTGCAGGACTCGCTACCTCTTCAGTAACGATGTCGTCCCGGTCCAGGCCCAAAGCGACCAATCTTTCGACCGCCTTGTTCTTGTCGCGGAAGGTGCGGAATGAACGCCCTTCCACGGTCTTGTGCAGCTTCAGCTTCACACCGTCGCGTGCACGTTGTTCGAGTTCTTCGCCCACCTTTTTGAAGAACCGCTCGACGGTGCCGCGCCAGCCGTACAGCCGTTCGAGTTCCAGCGTCGTCAGCTTCGCCGGATCGACGGGCGACGGCACCAGGTCCTCGGCCAGCGCCTCGCGGAAGCCGGCAATCTCTTCTGCCGTTACCTCCGGGGCCAGGTCGTCGAACGCACCGCCAGTCAGGTCGATCAGGACCTTCGCCTTCGCGGCGCACGTCGACTGCACGCGGCACCACTGGCAGGCTTCGGCGCTCGGCGTACGCGGTGCGTTCTGCACCCACGCTGCCGCAGCACGTTCCTTCACGTATTCGGCGAACTTCAGCAGATACGCCCGATCCACCACCCATTCCTCGAACACGTCGAGGCGCGGTTGCGCGATACGGATCACGAATTCCTGGAAGTCGTACAGCCAATCCCATTCGTAAAAAAAGCCAAGCGCGTAAAGCAACGCCTGGCTGTTCTCTTTCGCGTAGACCCGGACGCCCTTGCCCATCTTCAGGTCGGTGATGACCATGCGCTGATACGTGCATGCGCAGTGGTCAGCGGTGCCGCCCTGGTTCGGGATCGGCGTCAAGCGGGAGAAGTCGACGCGCGTTTCGACGTAGTGATCGCCGGGCAGGTTCTTGCACCAGTCGACGTACCGCTTCACGTACTCGAACATCGCCTCGTCGATGTCGATCAGGTAGCCCCATTCGCCTGCTTGCACGAACTCGCGACGGCCCAGCAAATACTTCGGGCGCATACCTGTCTTCAGCCACTCTTCGCCTACCATGTGGCCCACCGTTCCGTAGGCCGCATCTCGGCCGGAATCATCCGGCGCGAACAGATTGGGAATCAGCGATCCCGCGCAACCGAGCCACATCTTCGATCCCGATGGTGAGAAAACGGAGTGTCCGCCGTCCATCACCCGCTGGATCGCAGCGCGCATTTCTGCGACGCTGAATGTGTGCTCGGTCATGCCGGATTACAGGCCGTCGTCGTCGCCGTTGTCGTCGTCGCCGGTCGTGGCTTCCAGCTTCGACTTCGCCAGGGTGAACGCGGTGCCGATCTTGTCGTCCGCGATCTCGGCCATCTTCGCAGCGCCGACCTTCGTGATGATGGCCTTCGCTTCAGCGGCACCGAACTTCTCTTTCACTTCGGTCAGGGCGGCGACCATCTCTTCGCGGGACGGGCCGGTCTTCTCGGCGGTCTTGTTGGCTTTGCCCTTGCCGGTGCCGGTGGTCTTGCCTGCGGCGGTGCCGGTCGTTTCAGCGGCGGTGCCGGTCGATGCGGTCGACACGGAGCCGGCAGCGCCCAGGGCGGCGATCAGCGCTTTGATGTTGGTGTTCAGTTCGGTCAGTTGTGCGTCGAAAGACATGTAAAACTCCATTTTGAGAAGAGGCGGTTAAAAAGGGTGCGCCGTCATACCGCCGATCAGACAGCGCATTTGCAAATCACGAATTCAGGTCCTTCAGCACTTCGTCCATTGCAGCAACCAGGCGCATGAGGCGATCCCGCTTTTCCGGGTTCGTCACGAACTCCAATCTCTCGGCGATCACGCCGCGCACGAACTGCAAATGCTCCGCATCGCGCTTACGTCGCTGAATTCCGAAACTGGTGTTGTCGTATTCCGCTGCCACCGTGTCACCTTGTTGTCGATCAGTGCATGACCAGCATCTTCTCACGCCGATTTGCGACTCGTCAATAGGGTGTGCGATAATTTGTTCACTTTTTTGATGTTTGATAGGAGGTCGACGAGATGATTACCTTTCCGGCGTGGGTCGAAAACCCGCGCGATCCCGAATTGAGCGCCGCCGACATGGACGCGCAACTGGCCCAGCGCCGATTGCGATACATGGTCGGCCTCGCGGCGCTTCACGCAACACCGAACACCAGCATCGCAGCGCTCGCAGATCATTGCGAGATCGAGCGCGCGCACGTACACGCGGCCATACGCGAAGGTCGTTTTTCGGCGCAGATCGCGGCGAAGATCGAGCGCGCGTGCGGCCGGCAGACCGTGCGCCGCGAGTGGCTGATCTATCCCCTTGAAATTCACGAACTGGCGCATTGATGAACGACGAATACACACCGAAGAACAGCGGCCCACTCGCTTATCTCGGTGCCCGGCTGATCGACAACGGGTACAGCATCATTCCCATCGCGGTCGGCAAAAAAGCACCAGGATTCGACAATTGGAGTAGCGCGCGGTCGACCAAGGCGCAGCTTCAAGAGTGGATCGAGTCAGGACATCGCCATTCCGGCGTCGGCATCCTGACGAAACGGAATCCGACCGTCGACATCGACGTTCGGAACGAAGAAATCGCGCTCGAAGCGGAGGCAAAAGCGCGCGAGATTTTCGGTGATGGGCCAGTTCGCATCGGCATGCCGCCGAAGCGGTTGATGCTGTTCCGCACCGACACGCCATTCCGCAAAATGCGGTCGGCCAAGTACCAGGATGAATGGGGCGATCTGCACCAGATTGAAATCCTGTGCGACGGCCAGCAGTTCGTGGCGTACCACACCCACCCGGACACCGGAAAACCGTACACCTGGCCGGCCGAAAAGCTGGATAAGGACGGATCGACCATCGCCGAGGGTGGGCCGCTGACAATTCCGCAGAACGACCTGATCGACATCACCGTCGAACAGTGCCAGGCGTTCATCGACTGGTTCGAGAAGCGCGCCGCGCAGGAATCCGATTGGAAGATCGTGAAGAAGCGCCGCGATCCGGGCACGTCGGAGGTCGACCTGGACAACCCGTTCATGGAAGACACCAACGCGGTCGACATCACCGAGGAAGAACTGCGCGGCCGGCTCATGATGGTGCCGAACCCGGACGATTACGACACATGGGTCCAGGTCGGCATGGCGCTGCACCATCAATTCGACGGTGCCGACGAAGGCATGGACCTCTGGAACGAGTGGTCCGAGACTGCCGACAACTACGACCGCGATGCGCTCGAACGTCGGTGGAAGGACTTCGCCATCGACGGGAAAAAACGTGCACCGATCACCGCGCGATACATCCTGCGGCTGTCGAAAGAAGCGGCGGCCGAGACTTCCGCAGCGCTGACGATGAAGCTGCGCGATGGATTCGCGAACGCGAAGGACGTGGCCGACTGGAACAAGGCCCGCGACGCAGCGCGCGAAGCGGAGATCGACGGCCTGGCGCGCGCGGCGCTGGCATCGCTCGCGAAGGATCGCCTCGACGTAATCACCGCCAGCAAAACGCCGCTGTCCGAGGTGAAGAAAGCCATCGCCTACCAGCCGGCGAAAGGTGAGAAGACGCCAGGGTGGGCCGAGACGTGGGTGTACGACACGAGCGACGACCGTTTCTTCGACACGAAGCGGAAAATCTCGACCACGCAGCAGGGTTTCAACGCGATGTACGACCGGAAGGCGCTGACGAAAAAGGACGTGCTCGATGGACGCAGTTCGCCGACCAACACCGCATCGGCGCTCGCGCTGAACCAGTTCAAGATCACGGTCGTGAACGGTCGCCGATATGAGCCTGGCGCGGACCCGATCTTCCATCGCGCGGACGGCGTGTTCGCCAACACCTACCCCGAGCACGAGATTCCCGATCTGCCGGATGAACTGCTGCCGCGTGACAAAAAGGCGATCCGCCGCGTGAAGGATCACGTTCGTCACCTGCTGGCGAAGCCGGAAGAACGCCGCATCCTGGTCGACTGGTTGTCGTGGGTGGTCCAGAATCCGGGCAAGCATGTGAATTGGGCGATCCTGTTGCAAGGCGTCGAAGGTGACGGCAAGTCGTTCTTCGGATTCCTCATGCGCGCGGTGATGGGTGTGTCGAACGTCCAGATGCTCAATGCGCACATCCTGGAATCGCCGTTCACCGATTGGGTCGTCGGCCAGTGCCTCACCTGCATCGAAGAAGTGCGCCTCATCAAAGCGACCAACAAGTTTGAGTTGCTGAACCGGATCAAGCCGTTCATCACGAACCGGATCATCGAAGTGCACCCGAAGGGCAAGCCGACGTACGACGCGATGAACACCACGAGCTACCTGTTGTTCTCGAACTACCGCGATGCGCTGCCGCTGGACGACGACGGCCGGCGATACTGCGTGCTGTTCTCGCAGTGGCAGCGGAAGGACAAGCTGGATGCGTTCAAGCGCGATAACCCGGACTACTACGAGAAGTTGTACGCGACCATCGAAGAGTGCGCGCCGGCCCTGCGGAAGTGGTTGCTGGAACACGAGCAAGCCGAGGACTTCAAGCCGATGGGCGATGCCCCGGACACCGACGCGAAGAAGTACATGATCCGCCAGGCGCAGCCCGAGTTCATCCAGAACCTCTTCGACATCATCGCGGAAGGCGACGAACCGCTGATCTCGTACGACCTGATCGACGGGAACCGCCTGTCCGAAGTGCTCATGGATCGCGGATTCGACGTTCCGGGCAACAAGGCGGTCGGCGCGATGCTGGCGCGCTACCGCTTCGAGTGCCTGGGTCGTGTCAAAGTCGGCAGCGATTCGCACACCTACTACACCCGCGAGACTGAGAAATGGCAGTACCGGACGACCGAAGGCGAGGTCCACGTCGACACCGACGCTGTGCGGACTTTCGTGAAAGCGGCGAAGGCGAAGATGGCGAAGGACGACGACGATGAACTCTGACCAGGCGCAATGCGAGCGCTTCGGATAAGCGCATCATGTGTTTGCCGGCTTCTTTCGCGAGGGTCGGCTCCATCTTCCCATCACGGGAATTCGCCCGGCCTCTGCGCCGGGTTTTTTTTCGCACGAATCCGACCAAGTGCGGTATCCTGGCGGTGTCCTATTCCAGCCACTTTCAGGTGGCTCGGCATCTACTAAGAAAAGCGCGCAATGCGCTTCGACTTGAAAATCTCGTTTATAGAGCACTTAGCGTACCAAAAGTGCAACTTTCGAGCGTTTTTCAGTCTTTTCGGTGTTCTTAGTGTTCTATTTCCCTAGTTTCAATTACGTGACGTGAGAAAAAATAAAAAAAAGAGGAAAGGAGGTAAATAGAAAATCGGCGTTTTAGCGCACTTAGCGTCCCTGCCCCCTGCTGCTGCTGGCTGGATAACACGGCAAAACCCTGTCATTAAGTTGGTGCTATAGCGAATTCCGAAAAAGCACGCAAACCGGGGCTCGTCGGACC